GTTATTTACTCGGTGCATTCACATATACAAAAGATAAACCCTGTGTTTCAACAGTAATAAAAACAGTGTCAGAAAGAAAAGACGCGTGCGAAAAACTAGGAGGAGAATATCACTATTACAAAGATCTTAATTCAAACTACACAGAATATTGTAAAATAAATAAAGAAATAAAAGACTTTTAATATGAGTGCAAACAATCAAGTATTAGTAAAAGAATATAAAGGTCGTTGGTATGTGTTTAATAACGTAATGGCAGAAAGTTGGTATAATCCAGTCACCAACAAAGAGAATGAACTTTCTATCGAAGGAGCTGATGGTGATTTTAATACCAAAGAAGAAGCTTATACTTTTGCAAATAGATTAGAAACAGAAATCGATGAAGATAATTATACTGGGTCTAATACGGAATACGGAATTGGGGAAAGACTAATTAAAGATGGTAAAGATGTTAAATTAATATGAGAAGAATATCATTTAGTGAATATAATGCAGAACATCTTTATGAATTAGCTTTAGATAACTTTCAAGAAAACTGTTGGGAATGCGAAAGTATTAAAAAAAGATTAGAAAAGTTTCTTGGCAAAAAGACAGTAAGATTCGTTAAAAAAAATAATAAAAAGCATCCATATAATAAAAAATAAAAATATGAAAAATTTTTTTCAAAGAATATTAAACAAAAAGAAAAAAGAATTTGTGTTCACGACTCTGAATATTGCTCGACATACTGGTAATGGAGATAGAATAGGCGAAGAAAGACCTATTACAAACTTTATCTCTGTTGGAAATATCATTGCAGAAACACACGATAATGATACTTCCACAGGAGCAATGATATCTAGAATAAACGAAGCTGTCACCAATGAACAAAGAGAAGATAAACCAGCACCAGTCAAAGAAGACGTTAGAAAAGCAGTCAAACCCAAAGACGTTTTTGAAGAAATTAAGATTAAAACACCGAATATTTCTTTTGATAACTTAGAAACTAAATATAATGCAGTTAAAGAAAGATTAGATATACTTAAAGAACATTTAGATGATAATCATTTAAAAGACGAACATCAAACATTATTTTATCTCAAAAATAGAATGAAGTATTTGAAGACGATGAAGAAATACCCCATCGACTGGGCAATGACGAATAGAGAAGCAATCGATGATTTATGCAAAAGATATCAATTGAAAGTATCTGCACTAAAACAATATTACACTCTCGTGCCAAAAGACGGTATTAAAGAAATGGAAAGATACACAAAAGCATACAAAGCTATCACTGGTGAAAATCCTATTTTCGAACTAATAATTAAAGATTCTGAAGTTAAAGAAGAAAGAGCAGAACAAAGAAAGAAGGATCGTGATCCAATTCTAATTGCTAATTCTCCATTTGGTAATTTTATGTTTGTTATTGGAGCATGGGATGATGAAGTTGAAATTGTAGATGAAATAATTTACGGCTTGAAATAATAACGATATGAAATACACAAAATACTGCGAACAATTAAGAGAAGCACTCAAAGATATAAATGACGAAGCTCAGTACGTTGGCGAAGACGGAGGTATGGTTACGAATTGTAAAACCAAAAGAGAAGCTTTGAAAAGATTTAAGAAGCTTGAAATCGATTGTAACGGAAGTTTAGATTTTGAAATTAGTATTAAAGATATTATTCCAGCGTTTTTACATTTAGCAGAAGAAACAACAAAAGAACAAAGACAATGCATGGAAATAGATGAAGATAGCTGGTATATAGATATTAATTCACCAAGCCCAGTGACAGTTTGGTATTATACTGCTTAAATATATGAAATTAAAACCAACGAATCTAACATTAAGACTAATATTTCTAAAAGAGCATGATAAAGAAGTGTATTCGTTCTTATGCAACTCTCTTTTATTAAGTGGAATATATATTGGTTTGTTCGTTTCGTACATAATACTAATACTAACACAATTGAAGTAACAAAAATAGACATTAAAAAAGAAAAAATAGAGATTAAAGACGATGAAAATCATGTTTCGATGATAAGATTAAACAGCATTAGCAAAATCATTGATAAAAATAGTATACTTGACTATTCCGTTGATGCAGTAAAAGACGAATATAAAGTAATAAAAATAAACGATAGACATACTATTAAAAAATACTTAGTTAAAGTAAACGAAATCGATTTGTTCAATTTACTTTTAGATGTCAATAGAAACAATATCGAAAACTATATTAAAGAACAGATAGATATTGTAATCAAAGAAAGTGAAGAAAAAATAGAAAGACTTAAAATTGGACATAAAGCAAACATTAAAAATATTAAAAAATTAATCTGGTATAAAAGATTATTTAATAAATTTTAAACATGAAAGACTACGAATTTTACAGAAAATATGCTAATTTACGTTTAGATAAACGATGTACTATATTAGATATTAATAGATTAGGGATAATGACTTTAAATGACTTGTATTTCGAATTAAAAAAGATCGACGACAAAATCAGAGATGATCTTATTAGAAAAAATAAACTTTTACAGATTGTAGAAGAAACAAAAATATTTGATAAAAAACAAACATATGAAATTTCAAAATAAAGAAAGTATTATATCTTTAGTCGTATTTATTTTTATAAGTATGGCAATATTAGTAACACAGGCGTTAATTTTGTTCAGAGTTGAACCAAAAATAATAACGAAGGAAATAACAAAAGAATGTCCAGTTCAAACGAGTTTTACTGATACCGTATATTTACTCAATGAAAAAGATATAGAAAAACTACCTTTTTGTGGTTTGATTTATGGTGGAAACGAAGAAGGAGTTTTTTATACTGATAGTAGTTATTCAATACGAGCACACGCATGTTTTAATTGGGCTGGGTGGGATAAATACGACGGTATTACTATTATAAATCTTGACAGAAAAAAATAATATGAAAAAAACAATATCACTGAAAAGATACTTAAAAATATGAAAAAACAGATATTGGTTAGCGTTGATAAAAATGGAAAAATTTCTACTCTTCCAAAATCAAACACCGGAAGAAAAAAGGGAATATTTTTTTATGGTATATATGATGTAAAAGGAAATATAAAATATTTTTTAGTAGATAGACATATAGCAATTTTTACTCGAAAAAAAGATGCTATTAAGCATAAAATAGGAACAGATAGAATATTTAGAATACAGTTAACAAAAATAAAAGAGATAGAAAAATAAGACATAATACTGGCCCTAAGCCGAAATAACTTGAATTAAACCTAGTTTAAAGTGAGTTATTTGCAGATTACTGGGGCTGGTATTATGTTTTATTTTTACCAACCAGAAGGTATTTTTGAATTATCACCGAACATCGACGGACTACCTGATGCAATTTTTCTTCTTACTTCTCCGCTATCTTCATCAAAGAAACCGAACAAATCTTTTAAACAATAGAAAGCTAATACGTTTGTCCAGAAGCTATCACCATGACCTTGTGAAGTTTGTGCAGAATGTAAATCATCCATAACAGAACAGATCTGATCTAAAAATCTATCATCATTCATTATTTCTATTTGTCTCTTTTCAACTAATCTATCAAAAACAGTAGCACCATCGTTTTTCATTTTTTGATTAAACACCATTGGCACCATTTGTCGAGGTAGAAGACCTTGCTCTAATAATGATTCAAATTCACCTCTTGTATTATCATATCTCATTTCTTTAATCCCGAAATTTTTTATAATCAATTTAAGAAATTCAATTTGAGACGGATGTGCTTCAGTGAATTCTTTACCTCCGTTTGTATATGGCCAACCATCGAGAAAACGTTGATACAACATTACTAATTTATCATTTCTATGTTCATACACTGCTATATGTGATGGATGTGCTTTTTTACCAATATCAAAACCAGCATAAACATCAGTGTTATGTTGATATTGTTTAAATGGATTAAGATTTGAAAGATTAACATTCACCACTGCTTCTCTAAGTTTCTCTTTATTGAAGAAACTCTTTGTAGAATACACTGGAGTACACATATATTCTCGTTTGAATATCCTATCAGTTCTTTCTTCTCTCTTCTTGTAGAGCTCTTCTAGATCCATCCATTCGGGCCATAATGCCTGTTCTTCACCAGTAATAGGGTTCTTGCTTATCGCAGGTAATATTTTAACAGCAAATCGTTGAGTAGCAACTTTATCGAAGAAAAAGTCTTCTTTAGTTTGAGGCGTATTATGAGTAAGTATACAATTTGCTATAAAGTTTTCACCATCGACTGTAAGATTTAATGTGTTTCTTTTTCCTATTTTTTTAAGATCTTTAATTTTTGCCCAATAGACATCTAATTCTGTTAAATAGTCAAATTCTTTATATTTTTTAAGTTTATCTATTGAAGCAGCACCAATACTATGATATCCGTACAGTTTTTTTGCTAACTTTATTTCTTTTTCTGTCAGTTGAACAACGTTAAACGATGAACCCTTTTTTCTATTCTTATATTTTCCATTGAATTTATATTGAAATGCGCCTGATATTTTTAAAAATCTATTCACGTCTTCTATTTTTGTTATTCCTAATTCCCAAATATTACATTTTCTAGAAACACCTGCGTTTTTTCTTAATCTAATATCTGAATGTATACCCATCTGTAAAAGCAGATTGTATGTACCAAAAAATAATTTTTTCGATACACTTCCATATCCGATATTCCAGCCTTTTAAATCTAAAGAACCATCAGTTTCAAAAAGACCTTTTAAAAATAAACCTATCGTTTTAATTGGTGCCTGAAAAATTTGATCTGGTATTTCTTTAGTGTGAGCGTTACAGTGTTTTAAGTTATATTTTTCTCTAATTTTTGATTTATTTTTTCCTCTTCCGACACCTATTGATATTTGATATTTATCATTATATCTAGGAGTATAAGTAAGATTAAGATTTTCACATAACGTTTTTACTCTGTTTTGTATAGATTCATTCAAACCAGAAAAACCAAACCCTCCTTTTTTTCCAATACTTCCATCACCAAGTATATATCCAAGAAGTTCTACTTCATCGTTATTTATTATTTTTTTCTTATTTGTTATTATTTTTGTAGGTAATGCAATATAATCACCATTTGTCAATTCTTCTGCATGTTTCCAACCTTCCCTAGTTAAAAATGGATGATTAAAAGTTGATTTTATTTTTTTTCCAGATCTTACTTTAATTTCAATCAAATCTTGAACACCATTATCAATACATTTGATAACTTTTTTTGGAACGAATATATTATTTTTGAAATCATAACCTATTACGTATTCGTTTTCTTTAACTTCTGAAAGTTCTTTAACAGAACCATTTCCCATCGTTATCATTGTATCGGGTGTCAAACAACCGGCAACATGAAGTTCACCATCGGGTTCATTAGGCATATCTAAAATATTCGACTTAAATATTTCATTAATTTTATAAATGATAGTAGGATTCAATTCATTATCTGGGTCTTGAAAAGGGTCATCAACATAGATTAAGTCAGCGTGTATTCCTCTTTTAAATTGTACCAAACCATGCGGTGTCAATGTTGTAAAATGTCTACCATCCCACGAATATCTTAATACCGATTCTGCAGTGGGTTTTTTATCAATCAAATCATCAAAGTAAGGATTTGTTTCAATCGCTGCTTTAATTTTTCCTATATGATACCCAGCTAGATCAGCATTAAAAGAAAAGTAATGAGCTTCTAAATTTGACATAGCTCCTTCAAACATTAATTTCCACATAAAATGAGCATAAAAAGAAAAAGACTTAAAATGGTCTCTCGCAGATACTCTTATAGTTTTTTGATTCTGACTTAAAAAACGAGCAGTCCAATCAACATACTCTCCGCCAATAAAATGTTTAGTACTATATTTAAAAATATTATTAACAAAATAAGGAAAGTCGTTCGATGCTTTTGTTAAATGTTTTATCTGATCTGGGCTAAATGCCATAAATTTATATATTATTTACAAACACAGAAGAATATGGTATAATATGGATATAAGAAAAAGTTATTCTTCAGTAGATTGAGAAGGTGTATCAGCAGCAGCTTTAATTAAACCAAGCACTTGTGCTGATGAAAGTTTTGAATCTTCTTTTACTTCTCCTTCGATCAATTTTTCGAGTTCGTAGATTGTTTTTTCGTCTTCTCGCATTTCTTTATTCAATGCTATAATAAAGGAATTGTCTCTTCCTCTTTTCTTGTTTGTTTCTTTATCATACATTTCTTTATTGCTTTTCAATCTAACATTAATAGCATCAATTGCACCACGTGTCATATCATCTGGTAACAATTTTATTCTATTATCAATAGTCCAGTGGATCGCAGTACTAATTTTAACTTTTGAACAGTTGTGATGCTCTCCGATAGTTGCCCAACTCCATTTCAATACAAAGTATTCGTGATATATAGCAAGATATTCACGTTGCAAATCTGTTAGTTTAAATTTAAGTTCAGTGTTTGACATATAATAGTATTATAATACTAATATCCATTTTTGTAAATTAGACTAAGTCTATGATGATATATAAGGAAAAAGAAAATCTTGTTTTAGAATTCGACTACAATCCGTATGTGATTGAGATAATAAAACAATTCGACAACAGAAAATTTATCGCAAAAGATAAAACTTGGACGGTGCCCATCATACATATTAAAAAAGTATTAGAAACACTAACACCAATGGGTTTTACTTCAACAAAAGAAGTTCTATATGAATATAGTCGATTTTTACATCGTGAAAAAACAGTTGAAAGAATACTTGCTAGTGAATTCAAAGAATCTGAAAAATTGTTATTAGAAGGTGTTAGATTGCCTTTGTTTCCTTTTCAAAAAATTGGAGTCGGTTTTCTTTGTGCAACTAAATCTTCACTTTTGGGAGATGAGCCTGGTCTTGGAAAATCGATACAAGCATTAAGTGTTACAAGAATAAATAACGCTGAAAAAGTTTTAATCATCTGCCCGTCAACGTTAAAGTTAAATTGGTGCGATGAAATATTAAAATGGTTCCCAGACGAAAAAATAACAGTAATAACTGGTTCAAAGAAACAGCGTGATATTTTATGGAAAGATGATTCAAAATACGTAATAATGAATTATGAATTACTTTTAAAAGATATAGATGAAATACGTAAAACGAAATGGAAACATATTATTTCAGATGAATCGATAAGAATAGCAAACCCTAAAGCTAAACAATCAAAACTAATCAAAACCATAGAAGCTGAATTTAAAACAGCACTCACCGGAACTCCTTTTAACAATGCTGTTCAAGACATATGGAATATTTTAGATTTTTGTCAGCCAAATTTGCTTGGTTCATATTGGCAATTTATAAATAAATATTGTATTAAAGATAGATTCAATAGCATAACGGGATATAAAAATCTTAGTGATCTAAAAATACATCTTTCACATTATATGTTAAGACGAACTAAATCAGAAGTTTTAACAGAATTGCCCGAAAAACTTTTTGAAACTATATATGTCGAAATGAAAGATGAAGAAAAGATAATATACAACGCAATCAAAAATGAAATTGCTAATGAACTCAAAGATTATCAAATAACAAAAGTATTAGATGATAAATTCTTAAAAAACGTTTTAGTTAAAATGATTAGACTTAAACAAGCAGCGGATAGTCTAAAACTAATAAGTGAACATAATCATTCATCTAAAACAGACGCACTTAAAGAACTTTTAAAAGATATCATGCACGAAGGTGACAAAGCATTGATATTTACTCAGTTTTCGACTATGGCTGATATTTTGATGGAAGAATTAGATGAATATCAACCAGTTCTAATTTCTGGTAAAGTAAATCAAGACGAAAGAAAAATAAACAGAGACAAATTTCAATCCGAAAAAAATACAAGATTATTGATTTCAACAGACGCAGGTGGAATCGGGTTAAACCTCCAAGAAGCTAAATATGTTATTCATTTTGATCTTCCGTGGAGTACTGCAAAACTAGAACAAAGAGAAGATAGAGCACATAGAATCGGTCAAAAGAATACGGTCACTGTCTATAAAATGATAACAGTAAATACGATTGACGAATATGTTTTAAAAGTATTGCATAAAAAACAACAGATGATCGAAAATATTTTAGAAGACAAGGAAAGAATAAGAAAAGTAAAAATATCAAAAAGAGACATCAAAAAAATGCTTACATAGAAAAAAGATTTACAAGGATAGAAATATATGGTATAATATGATTATATGATAGTGGATAAAAACCCAGTTCTATGTGAAGTCTGTGGAAGACCAGTTGATGAATATGATTCATCTTGGCCTTGCAGAAAGAATCATGAATGGAGAAGATGGATAAAAGATACCTCTTCAGAAAAGTTCAAGAAGTACAAAATAAAACATGGTAAAGCTTATGAGCAAGCTGTTCGTCGAAGGCTTGATAAACTAAACAAAAAAACACCCGAAATATACGCAAACAGACCATCTACACGTAAACCGAGACATTAAACGTATATTGGTGTAAAACAAAAAAATGAGTATAAAAGAAAAAGAATTGTTTTCAGTGCATGAAATCTGGAAAATGAAAAAGATATACTGGATTCATACATACAAAACTCTTTTAAAATATGTTTCAAAAGACTACAAGAACATATTTAATCCGATTGTTAAAGGAAGCAAAAGTGGAAAAAGATACTTTGTTACTTTAGAAAATCTTAATCTCTTTGTCGAAAAATTCGAAAATAACGAACTTTCTGAATAATAAACAACATATAAAAATATGAGCAAAAAAGCAAAAGGATACATTTGCGATCAGTGTCACGAAGATGTAGGTACAACTTATTATTTCAAGAAAAAATGGTTATGCGAAGAATGTTTGAAAAAAGCTGAAAAAGCTGATAAACTAAACAAAGAAGAGGAATGATTTTACAAATCTAAAAAACAGAGGTATAATACGAGCATCAATATAAATTTTAATAACATGAAAGGAATCGTTGAAAGATCCAATTTAATATTTTTGATAAAAATCAGCAGGCTTTCGCATATGGAAACGTATGCGAGCAGTTTTTCAACGGACTGCGTTCATGGGCCTGTTGATTTTTGTTAAGAATAAATATATTCGTATGAAAACGCTAAACACACCCGATTTTTTAATAACACCCTATATTCTTATAGAAGACAATAGACTGACAGAAAGAGACAGAAAAGTATATTCTGTGATTTATTGGTTTACTCATATGAAGGGAGAAAAATGTTACGCAAACAATGAAACTATTTCGCAAATATCGAAATCGTCAAAAGGAGGCGTCGCAAACAGTTTAACGAAATTAGAAAAAACAGGATATATTAGAAAAGAATACGTTAATGATGTTAAAACGAAGCGTGAAGAAATAATACCTTTGGTCGTGTTTAGAAACATCGCTGGTGAACAAGAATTAAAACAAAGAGGGTTAACAGATCCGTTAAAGGGCTTAACGGTACCGTTAATAGGGGTTAACAGATCTGTTAACCATAAGAATATAATAGAAGAAGATAATCTAATAAAAGAATCTAGCAAAAAAATTGCTAGAACCCAGAAACAAGAAAACAATGAAGAATTCGTTTGGGCAGATTATTTAAATGAGATGTTATTAGATACCAGAGAACATATTAGATTCATTGCCAGATTCTTCAAATTCAGAGATCTTTCGTACTCTTCAAAAAAAGCAGCAATCGAAGCAATCAGTCGTTTTTCACGTATTGCTTCGAAATTAGTTAAAACATATTCTGAAGACGAACTTCAATGGGCAGCTAAATATTGTAAAAATGCTTATTCAAATATACAATGGACACCTGACACAATGTTAAAAGCATTAACATCAGGCAAAAGAAATTCTGACGGAACTACAGAAGCAGCATCATTCGGTAGAAAAAATACATTCGGAAGTGTAGCAAATAAAACAAAGTCGACAAAATACGATAACATAGGTTCAAGTATATAAACAAACAAAATGAATAAAGTTAAAGTATTCACAACACCAACATGTGGGCATTGCTTCGCTCTTAAAAAATTTTTAGAGGGTAATAACATCGAATTCGAAACAATCGATGTCTCTTCAAATATTGAAGCTCAAAGAGAAATGATGAGTAACACTAATCAGATGTTCGTGCCAGTTATAAAAATAGATGATGAATATATTGCTGGTTTCGATAGAAAAGCGATATGTTTAAAGTTAAATATTAAAGAATAATTATTATGTCAGTCAACCGTGATTTCTTAGATACTCTATTGGATCAATATCAATTTGATATTAACACTGAGCCATCAAAAGAACATATAAGAAAAAGAATAGAAAGAAGAATACCAAAACGATTTTTAGATTCTGATCTAAATAAAACTTCTCAAGCGATTCAAAAATACGCTGAAAAGTATAATAGAAAAGAAAACAAAGGCATATATCTTCACGGTTCAGTCGGTACTGGCAAAACGTATTCTATGTGTGCATTAGCTATAGATTTGTTAGCTCAAGGGTATGACGTTCAAATGTTCAATTTGCCAAGATTGTTAAATATTATACGCTCTAGTTTTACGAAAGAGAAGGTATTGGATGATAAATCAGGTGATACTTCATACGCTTTTATTCATAATATGTCAGATATTGAACAAATAGCAAACGTTGAAATATTGATAATCGATGACATTGGTGCAGAAAAAGCATCAGATTGGGTAGCTGAAACATTATATCATTTGATTAATACCAGATATGAAAGCATGAAAACAACTATTTTTACTAGTAATTTATCTTTAAGCGAGTTATCAGAAAGAATAGGTGATAGAATCGTTTCACGTATAGTTGAAATGTGTGAAATATACAAATTAGAAGGAAAGGATAAGAGGTTAAAAAGTTAAGATGAAGGTTTACACAAGATATCGCTATAACGTAGTTGAGATAGCGCAATAGGGTCTCTAGATAAGTTTTAAATAACAATACAATGAACAAAATATTAGATTTCTTAAAAGCAACTAAATGGGAATACAAAGAAGTACCGAACGATCAGTACAATGTTAAAACATGTCCTATCTGTGGAGATCAACGTTGGAAGTTTTATATAAATTCTATAGACGGTCTATGGGACTGTAAAATTTGTAGTGAAGCAGGTAATCTTTATCAACTCAAAGCTAAAGTTGGAGGGTTAGAAGATATCACAAGCACTACAAAACTATTCGCAAACAAAAAAGAATTAGATGCTTCTATAATCGATGATTATGTTTCTGAATTAAAAGAAAATAAAGAAGCACACGAATATTTAACGAATGTTAGAAAATTCACCGATAAAACAATTAACTTCTTTAGATTAGGTTCCGACGGAGATTGGATAGTTATACCTCATTTTCAAGATGGAAAACTTTGGAACATTAAAACTAGAAACTTTAAAGCAAAGGATTTTAGAAGAGTATCTGGGCAACCATCAATTCTATTTAATATAGATAATATCAATTCGAAAAGAGAAACGTTAGTTATCGTTGAAGGAGAGACTGATTGTATGGCTACGTGGCAACTTGGTGTTGAAAACGTAGTAGGTTTAACAGTAGGCGCTGGTACGTTTTTACCCGAATGGATTCCTTATACTTTAAAGTTTAAAGAAATTATTATATGTCTTAATTCAGATGCACCAGGACAAAAAGGAGCACGAAAAATAGCAGAAAAACTAGGTGAAACAAAATGTAAAAACGTTATTCTTCCGACTAAAGATGTAAATGACTTTTTATTAGAACATACTTCTGATGAATTTATTAAGTTATTGAAAGAAGCAAAACCTTTCGATATTCAAAATATTTCTTCGATATCTGAATTTTTAAAAACCATCGACGAATGGTTTGTTAAAGACGGAGCTTTATCAGGCATGAGTTTGCCTTTTCCTCAAATCAATAATATGGTTAAAGGTTTCAAAGAAGAAGATCTTATTCTTCTCACAGGTGATACAAGTATTGGTAAAACTACTTTTGCATTGAATCTTATACATAGTTTTCTTAATCAAGAGAAACGTTGTTTAGGTTTCTTTTTGGAAGGAAAAGTCATGTATTATCTTTTAAGAATGATGTCGATGGAATCGTATACAAAATTAGATGAATTAAATTCAGACCCAGAAAAATGGGAAGCATTGAAAAATAAATTCGTTGATTACCCGATGTTTATTTATTCGGGAACTCAAGCAGATTTAAACATCGACAAACTTTCTAAACTTTTACAAGTAGCTGTACAAGCACACGATATTGATTTCGTGGTAATCGATCATTTGCAAAAATTAGTAAAAGATGATAGAGATGTAGTACAAGAATATAGTAGAGCAGTTTCAACTTTAAAAGATCTAGCAGTAGATTTAAAAATACCGATTTTATTGATTGCTCATATTAGAAAACCAGACAATGACAGAAAAAGAATAAACATGCACGACGTCAAATCAAGTTCTACAATTTATCAAGAAGCAGATATGTTCTTTGCATTATGGAATAAGAATAATGAAGATAGTGAACCAGATTTATATTTTTCAATTTTAAAAAATAGAATGGGTGAAAGTGGAGATTTTAGATTGATACATGAAAAAGATTATGGTATATTTAGAGAAAGAATCGAAAACATAGATAAAGAACCTATTCGAAAAAAAGTAAAGAAAGACATTCCCAAAGATAAAGGAGTAGAACCCGATTTAGAGATCGATGAAGAGCTATAATTTACTTTTTATTTAACATGTGGTATAATATAAACAATATTGGTAAGATGGTAATTCAAAAAGACCATATTTACAAAATAACAGGTATATGGTATAATATAAAATAATATGATAAAAAAGGTAACAAAGAAAAAAGAAGAAAAACAATTAGTTAATTCGACTTTCTTAGATAAAAAAGGAGAAATAACTAAAGTGACTGATATAATTAGTAAAGACGATTGTTGGTTCTTAAAAAGAGAAAACAAATTCGTTCTAACTCATAAAGCAATTGAAGAAATCGCAATTGTAGCAGGAATAAGTTTAAACTATGACGTCGAAGAATCAGCAACTATAGTTCCCGATTATAGAAATGAGTTAGAACACGTCGTTAGAATAACGATTCATTGCAAAGCAAAATCTTCAACAAAAAAAATAGGTTGTGTTCATTCTGATGAAGCAGAACTTACAGTTACTGGTGAAGCAAATAGAATGAGTGCACCGAATAGAGGAAGAGGATATTTAAGGAAGATGGCTGAAAAAAGAGGATTCGACATTGCTGTGTTGAAACACTTGGGTTTATATTCATCTGTCTTCTCAGAAGATGAAGCAGAAAAGTTCGAACAAAAAAGAGAACCTGATATTCTACCCGGTACAAAAGATTTTGAAGAAATAATAAAAGAAATCAACGCGATACTTAATTGTAAAACATTGATCGCTCTTCAAAAAATCGGTAAAAAAATTAAACTAGGCGTTAAAGAAAACAAATATTCAGATAAACAATTGAAATATTTAAGAGAACTCTACCAAAAAGAATACGGTAAAAAGAATAATGAATTTTAATATATGAAAAATCCAAGTATCAAAGAAACTCAAGAACCAACGATCATGTATAGAACATTTTCGGGTAAGACATATTTAGTTAAACCAGATAATTTTAATAAGATTAGTTCATTTGGTCAAAGATTACATGCAGCAATGTTAGTTTTGTCAGGCAAAGCATGTGCATCTAAATGGTATCAGATGTCATATTTATCAAGCATAAAATTTAAAAAATAATGGAAGAAGCAAAACAAAATTTAGAAATAATAAAAAAGAATTTAGAGGAAAGAGTAAAAGATAAAGAAAAAGGAATTTTCTTTGTCAATACGATATTCGACGACACCTTATTAGAATTTTTATTTTTCGACATTAAAAAAGCAATTGATAATAAAAGTATAGATCATATAACTATTTATATCAATAGCAATGGCGGAAATACGACAGTGTTATTCCCGTTGTATGATTTAATTAAAAGTACATCAAAAATAATAAAAACTATAGTTATAGGTAAAGCATATAGTGCAGGAGCAATGTTATTATTGGCAGGTTCGTATGGTCATAGATTTGCGTTAAAAAATTCAGAAATTCTTTTACATGAAGTTGCAGCAGAACTTCCATATAGTAAAAATTCACAAATATCTGAATTTTCGAAAAATATTGATTCTATCAATAAAACATTAAAACAGATGGTTAAGTCTCATTCTAAAATGTCTGATAAAGAAATAGAAATGTATTTTAATTCAAATAAAGATGTTTTTATTACTTCTCAACAAGCATTAAAATACGGAATAATCGATAAAATATTATAAATAAACAAAAATGCCATACGAAATTGACAAATTTTCACCATCGATGATTTTAGACTATATTAACTGTCCAAAATGTTTTTATTACAAATACATTGCAAAGATTCAGTTACCTCAGAAACAAATACATCTTTTATTCGGTTCAGCTGTTCATGCTGGTATTGAAGAAATGTATCATCAAAAAGACCCTTTGCCGATGTTTATAAAAACGTTTGATAAAAATAAACTTACAGAAGAAGAAAAAGAATTGCACGACGAATATTTAGCATTAGGTGAAGAAATGTTAAAAAATTATGCTGATATTCATCCAGTTTTAAACAATTTGCATAATTTAAACGAAGGCAGATCTGAAGTATATATTAGAAGAAAACTAATAAACCCTATAACTGGTGAAGAATCTTCATTGCCTATTTCAGGAAGAATAGATAGACTAACAAATGATGAAGGCATTATTGAATATAAAACATCTGCACAAAAGTGGAATGAAGACGACATTAACTACAAAGTACAAACATTACTTTATAATCTATGGTTCTATTCTGAATATCAAAGACTACCAAAAGAAACAGTATATATTATTTTATTGAAAAAATTTAAGAGCGTAGGTAGAGGTGAAGTACATCAAGTATTCACGAAACACTGTACTTTGACTGATTTAGCAAGCACTTTCGATGAAGTTGAAATGATATTACAACAGATTAGAAACGGTGAATTTGAAAGACCGTTAGTAAATCACCCCAGATGGTGCGACTGTTATAAATATGAAGAGGCATTGAATATCAATCAGAATAACCAATATGCGAATTAACATGTATGATATATTTTTCGTTGTATTGTATATCTTTATCATTTTTAAATCGACAGAATATTTAAACAGTATATTCATTCATCAAAATATAAACATAATAAAAATATTAATATATTAAAAATATGGCAATATCAAAAGTAGAAACGACAGAAGAATTATCTAAATTCATTGATGCTGTTTTTCAAAACGAATTAGAAAAAGAATTCGACGAACTGATTAAAGACATAAACAAAAGAAAAGGAGAAATAATAGCAGGTGTTCTTTTGAATGTGAAAAAAGAAATAGATATACAGACAGTCGGAGAAAAACTAATATTTACGATTAAAGAGATAACAAAAGAAAAGGTCGAATAAATAATAAAACATAAATTAATCAAAAATATGGAAAAAATAACAATTGTTAAAATTGGAAGAAAAGCTCAACCTTCGAAATTTAAACCAGGCGAAACTTACAACATTACTACAGTAATGGATGACAAAAATAGAAAATTAGTAGCAATGGGAGCATGGGCAGATGGTTGGAAAATCGGAGATATAATCGAAGTAGAAGTTTCTGAAAAGAAATGGACAGATAAAGATGGATTCGAACAAACTAGTTTGAATATTGCAAACCCAAATAAAAAGCCTTGGACAGGTGGTGGATCTGGAGCAAATCCAACTATTGCTTCTTGGCAGATTGCTGCACAGTTAGCTCCTCTTTTCTACGCAGATGCAAAAAAGAAAGTTAAGTTAGATGACATTGCTTCATTAGCTGACGAAATTAAAAAAAGAATTTCAATTCCTGAAGCATCAACAGAAAAAGTAAAAGAAATTGATGTAACAAAAGAAGAAAAAGCTACTACAAACGTAAAAGCAAAGGATACAGACTTTGATGAAGATGAAATCGATGACGAAAAACCATTCTAAATAAAAAGTAAATATAAATAATGAAGTCTAGAATACCTTGGAATAAAGGTAAAAAATTTCCTAATTATCATACAGAATCTACTAAAAAAAGAATTAGTGAATCGATGAGTGGTATTAATAATCCTTTCTATGGTAAAAAACACACAGAAGAAACAAAAGAAAGAATCAGAAAAGCTAGAGCAAAACAAAAACCGATTTCAGAAGAAGGAAGAAAAAAATTATCACTAGCGAACACTGGCAAAAAAAGAACTGTAGAAACAAGAAAGAAAATGTCAAATTCAAGAAAAGGAATGATTTTCACTGATAAACATAAGAAAAATCTTTCTTTAGCAAGAAAAGGTAGATTTAATGGAAAAGAATCACCGAATTGGAGAGGCGGTATATCTAGACTTCCGTATGCAGTTGATTGGACTGATACTCTTAAAAGATCAATACGTGAAAGAGATCAATACAAATGTCAAATGCCAGGTTGCAACAGAATACAAACAGACGAAACATTTTCTGTTCACCATATAGACTATGTCAAAAATAACTGTAATCCCGATAATCTAATTACTTTATGTCATAGATGTCATTCTAAAACAAATTTTAATAGACAAAAGTGGATCAAATATTTTAATAATCTAATTAAACAAATATGTTAATAGTAGGTGCACAATTTAATCGAGTTTCAGGCCCTGATGCTACTTCATCTTACAAAATAGAATTTGTTGTAGACGAAAGTCAAAGAAGTGGTGTTTTGAATTTAGCAAACCAAATGAAAAAAGGTACAGAATTATTGTTAATGATATTTGAGTCTTCAGCAGATTCAGACGAACTTAAAGAAATGGCAACAGAATCGACAGAAGAAACAAGAATAAGACTCAATAAAAGAATGTATGCTTTGATGAATGATATAGCAGCTGAGAAAAAAATAAGTCTAATCGATGTTAAGAAAACGTTAAAAACTTTCTTAATAAAGAAAAAGTATATTGAAAAATCTACTAGTGAATTAGATATTAAAGGCATAGCAGCTGCTATATTTTATTTATCAAGTGAATTTAATTACGAAACAGATAAATAATATGATGACAACAATTAAAATTGAACCAGACAAACGTTATTCTGTCAGAGAATCTGCTAAATGTTTGAATTGGTCACATAGCTTGCCAACGTTTCAAAAATTAGTTAGAAATGATTTCGAAAATAAAAATAATATTTTCAAATCGATAGTATTAAAAAGAGATAAAAGAAAAAGATACTATATAAAAGGTAGTAATTTAATTTTGTTTCAAAATAGAAAAGATTTTAAACAAATAATCGAAAATGGACGAATGTTATAAATACAATATAGTGCATGATCAATCTGGAAGAAAAGGGATATCACAAGCTAAAGACAAAGTTTATAGAAAAGCTTGGTTTCATAGAGGTATTCCTAGATGGAATCCAGGTGAATATGGTGAAGAAGGTCAAAACTTTTTTGCTAATTTGTTTGACGATCCCACTGTTCAATTCATGATGTTTCAAATATATGACTCAAATTATAGAGGAGTTTATATATTAGAAAGAAAAGATTTTGAAGAGTTTTATTCAAAAAATAGAAATATCAAAGATATTATTTTCAATAAGACTAGATATTTATTTCCAATCAAATTATGCAAACTGACACAAGAAAAAAAATAATACTCGGTGGAGGGATAAGCGGATTATTATATGCTTTTTATAATCCAGATTGTCTTTTAATATCTGATAAAATAGGAGGGCAATCTTCAAGTAGATTTCAACTAGGACCAAGAATATTGCATGCTGATGAAAATACAACTCGTCTTTTAGAAGATCTTAATAGATATATTGGTATTAAAAAAATAAAAGTTGGTTATTTTTATAATGATAAAATAAACGACGAAAATACTGAAGAAAATAAGAAAGCATATTTTGAAAAAACTAGGGGTGAGTCTTCTCAACCTTATTCATCAGTGATGTCTTCTAATAAAAACGAATACGATTCATATGATATCGAACTTTCAGAAATAATCGAAAATCTGGAAAGAAAAATACATAATGAAATAATACTTGGAAAAGTAACAAAAATCGATTTAGAAAATAACAAACTTATAATTGACGAAAAAGAAATAGAATATTCTAAACTAATTTCAACTATTCCTATTAACGTTTTCTTATTTTTAGCTGGAAAAACAGATGAAGCAAAACAATATGTTTCATATCCGACTACTTTTATTTTGTCTGATAATCTTGATAACGCTCCCTTCAAAGATTTCGGAGAATACGATTATGTGTATATCTCAGATGAAAAATATCCGTTTCATAGAATAACAAAAACTAAAGATGGTTTTGTTTACGAATATAAAGGAGATATGAGTAGTACTAGTCTAGGTCAAAAAGATAGAGAAGTACTAAAAGTAGGTCAGTTGGTAGAAAATGACAAAAAGGTTGAATTTGATAATGTTAATTTTTTGGGAAGATACGCAACATGGAAGCATAATATATTAATAAATGATTTGTTAAAAGAAATATATACAAAAAAATGATATATTCAGATGAAAATATAGAAGCTGCGATAGCATTAAAAGAATTAGTATTTATACCTAGTCTTTCAAAAGATCAAATTGGTCCAGCTTCGATTGATCTTAAATTAGGTCCTGTTTTTAAAAAATATAATAATAAAAAAGTAAAATGTTTAGATTTAAAAAAGACTAAACTGACAGACAAAGATTTTATTATTTCAAATCACACAAATAATAGTTGTTATGTATTGGAACCACAAGAATTCATATTGGCTTGTACAAAAGAATATGTTAAAGTGCCATCCCATTTATTATTAAGAATGGAAGGAAAAAGTACTTTAGCTAGGATGGGTTTAATGATTCATACAGCAGGTTTTATCGACCCAGGTTTCGAAGGTACTCTAACATTAGAAATTTCAAATCATTCAAACATACCGATCGTTTTGTATCCAGATATGTATATATGTCAAGTTGCAGTTGAAGAACTAAGAACGCCTTCAGCAACACCATATAACAAAAGAAAAAAATCTCTTTATTCACGTTCAAAAAAACCGGGTCAACCGAACATAAACAATTTATTTGAAAAGAAATGAACGACAAAAATCTAAAAGATATATTTAAAGAACAAAAAGAATTTCAGAAATATTTTTATAACCCCGATGATATTTCTTTAGAAGATAAAATAAAGTTTACGAAAGAATATATTTTATCTATTCATAGAGAACTGGGAGAGGTATTAAATACCATCCCTTGGAAACTACATAGAAAAGAAGACAAACCTATCTCAGAAGCAAATCTAACTGAAGAAATCATTGACTGTTTTAAATTCTTATTGAATCTTTGTATTATATGGAGTATCGACGATGAAAAATTTATTACAGAATTTTTTAGAAAAACTTCAGTCGTTAAACAAAGATATCAACAAGAAATATTTAATGCTATTAGTAAAGATGATAAAGTATGTGCAATTGATTTAGATGATACGTTAGCGTGCTCAGACGAATATTTTACTTTTCTATATAATAAAAAAACGTCTTCGTATTTTAAAAATAGAGAAGATATTAAACAAAAGATCGATACTTTAGAATATGAAGAGTTTAAACGTTGGTACAGAGAATCTGGTGAAAAAGCAAATATATCCGTCAAAAAAGGTGCAAAAGAATTAACAGAATATCTAAAATCTCTAGGTTATAAAATAGTTATTATTTCTGCTAGGCCAAATGACGTATATAATAGAATATTCCCAGATACTTTAGAATGGTTAAAGAAAAACGAAATTCAATACGATGCTATATATTTTGAAAAAGATAAACATCTGAAGATACTTAAACATCTTCCCCAGTTATCTTTTATCATCGAAGATAACGAAGAATACGCAAAACAGATATCTGATCTTAATTATGTTGTGTTTCTATTGAATGAAAAAGATGACGAAAGAATAAACGCGAAATATAAAGATGTTTCATCTATGTTAGTAGTCAAAGATTTAATAGAAATAACAAAAAGAATTACCCAAGATGAATGAATTTCAAGAAATATTAAATAAATGCACATTGTGTCCATTTGAAGATTATGATATCAATTGGTATGATGAAAATACTGGATGTGGTAAACTAGGTGCATTTTGGGAAGAAGGAAGTGTTAGAAAAATAATGATTGTCGGTCAAAACCCTTCCCATAGAAGATGGAAAGGTACTCATTCATTTCAGGGAAGACAAGGAGACGAATTTAGAAAAGTATTTGGTAAAGAACATCTAGTATATTCGAATTTTATACAAGTATCGACTCCAGACAATAGAGTTGATAAAATGTCTGAAGAACAAATAAAACACTGTTTTAATCATCTATTATATGAAATACAAAAAATCAAACCAGAAGCAATTATTTTTTGTAGTAAATTTGCAGAAAGAAAAATAAAAGAATATAGTCTTTGTGATAAATTAAAACAAACGAAAGCTTGGATATATTTTATACATCACCCTGATTATTGTTTTACTTATAATAGATGTAGTAGAGAAGAATATATAGATAAACTCATAGAAATAAAAACAGAAGCACAATATTTACAAATATTGTAAAGTATGGTACAATGATATTATATAAAAAAATGAAAAACAACAAACAATATATTATATGGGAGGGCCCAGATGAGGTTGGAAAAACTTCAACTAGAAAATTAGTTGAAAAAGCGAGAAAAGGAAAAGACATAATGATTGATAGATTTATCGGATCAAACCTTGTTTATGGTAATCTATATGCTAGATACACTGAAAAAGAAATATTAGAATTAAAAACAGACGAAAAAAGATTTATTGCTAATTTTGACGCAGTATTAATATATTTGTATGCACCCGTTAAAACAATAGTTAAAAGAATACAAAACGATAGACACGAAGAAATAGATGAAAAAACACTAAAAGATACTCTTAAAGAATATAACGAATATTTTAAAAACTCTTCATATACAAAAAAAATAAAAATTGATACTTCAAAATACGATCAAAAAGCAGTTGTTAAAATTATATTATCATTCCTAAAATCATTAGAACATGTTAAATATTAAAGATATAAATACTATTAAAACAGTTTTTGAAAAAAAAGCTAAAGTGATAGGAAATACTTTAGAATTATCTAATGTGCTTTTTTCATTCGATGAAAATCATATTAATAATTTTGTGTCACCTGTTTCAAGAACAGACGGTGGAGAAAGGACTTGGTTATATAAAGAAGTGAATAACGCGATTGATAAAATAAAAAAAGATAGATATACACGAAAAGCTATTTTTTATAATTTACATCAATCAGATTTAGAACATAACTGTTTAAATTTATTTCATTTTTATTTTAGAGATGATAAGTTAAACATGAATGTCTATGTTAGAAGTATGAATTTCGAAGTTAATTTCAAACAAGATATGTATACTTTTGATATAATGATAAATAAAGCATCAAGAAAACTTAAAATGAAAAGAGGATTAGTTAATGTTCATATAATGAGTCTCCATAAATTTATCAAATAAAATATGAATCTTAAAATAGAAATAACAAAACAACTTAAAGAAGCAGGTTTTCCACAAAATAAGAAATACGCGTATACTATATCTCCTCTTTCAAAAAATACTGAACCTTTTCTTTTATCAATGAACCTTAGTAAAGATAACAATGGATATGCAAATCTTCTTGCAAGTGGTTACGAAGTGTATGCCTGTCCAGATTTAACAGAACTATTAAAAGAATGTGATCAACAGATTGATAGTTTATATAGAATTAGTATTAGTGAATATAGTGCAAAATCAGATAAAAAAAGCAAAGGCGGTTGGGAAGCTATATCAATATACGAATCTATTTTTGAATGGGGAGAAACACCTGAAGAAGCAGTAGCAAGGTTATGGTTAACAATAAGAAAATAAAAATATGAAAAATAAAATCATATATATAACTGGTTCTCACGGAGGAATAGGAAGTGATTTAATCGATCTTTTTAAAGAAAAAAAGATTACTTATTTCGAATCTGTTTCAGATATCACGAATAGAAACGAAATATCCAAAGAAATAGAATTAATTAAACCAGATATTGTTATTCATTTAGCAGCAATGGTTGGCACGAAAGATTGCGAAGAGGTGCCTAGACAAGCAGTTGAAACTAATGTAATCGGTACTTTAAACGTAGTTGAAGCTGCAAAAGCAGTTGGTGCTAAGTTTGTTTATTTTTCAACTACTGCTATATATAAACCTGGTACAAATCCTATTAAAGAAGATTCACCAATAGGTCCATATACTATATATGGAAAAACAAAACACTGGGGTGAAGAAATTGCTAAAACTTATATACCGAAAAACGATTTACTTATTATTAGACCTTGTTTCGGCTTCGGTGGAAGAACAGATGTGTCTATGTTAGGTGCTTTGATAAGATCACATTATACTCACAAATACGTTAATCTTTTATTAGCAATGGAAAATCTAAAAGATTACACATACGTTAGAAATATTACGTTTTACGTATATACCTTATTAGAAATGAATGCGTTCGGTAATGATTTCAATGTTAGTCAAGGCGAAGCAAGACCATATTTAGAAGTGATACAGAAACTAATGAAGAAAAAAGTATTTCCTTATTTTAAAAATTTCCCTGATTTAGATTATATGGGATCGCACGTGGTCGACAGTTCAAAAATATTAAAATACACCGGTAAAAAACCTATATATTCTTTTGACCAAGGTTTAGATATCATTATCAAAGAATACGAAAAAAATAAAAAATAATTATGAGTATAACAATAATAAACAAAAAAATGAGTATAAAACTAAGATATCTTTACATTAATTTTCTTTTTAAATTATTAGATATACCTTTGCACGGTGAGGAAAGAAGAGAAAGAGATAAATTTTTAAATACTTTATCGATGCATAGTAATGATCTAGAAACAGAAAGAAAAAATCTAATTAAAGAATATAGTAAGAAAGACGAAAAAGGTGAATCGATAATCAAATCTGATAAAAATTATGATTTTACATCTGAAAACTTATCAAAATTTCAAGACGAATTTGTTAAATTATTAGATGTTGAGTTTATAATCGATGTACTCGACAGTAATAGAAAACAGTTGAAAATAATTAAAAATCTTCTTATAAATACGAATGCTCCATTAAATTTTGAGGATAGCAAACTGTTAGAGGAAATCGTTGAAAGATTTGATACACCCGTTGAAGAAGGAGAACAGTTAAAACTTAAACTAAATAAAGAAGATTTAGAAAATAATCCTGAATTAAAAGAAGAAGGTTTGAAAGAAGGAGATGAAATCGAAATACCAAAAGAAACAGTAGTTGAAGAACAAGCAGACAAAAAAGAATAAAGCAATGAAAAAACCTTGGGCTTCTTTATTTCAAAAAAATAGAATAAGAACAGAAGTAGAAAATAAAAAACATTCTGATACTCTTAAAGAAAAATACAAAAATGGTTGGCAAGGTGGTTTCAAAAAAGGAAATACATTATTCGCGGGTAAAAAAGTATCTGAAGAACATAAAGAAAAACTAAGAAAACTATGGACTGGACACAAACTTACTGATTTACAAAAACAAAAAATTAGAATGAAAAGAATGCATCAAGTTTTTCCTCAGAAGGATACTTCGATTGAAATAAAACTACAGAAAGAATTAGAAAGAAGAAATATCAAATTTGAAAAACACAAACCTATTTTAGGTCAACCAGATATTTTTATCGAACCAAATATATGCATATTCGCAGATGGAGATTATTGGCATAATAGAGAAGAAGTTAAAAATAGAGATATGTATGTAAACAAAAATCTAATTCTTCAGAAATATATAGTAATTAGATTTAAAGAACATGAAATAAACGATTCGGTCGAGGGATGTATTAATAAAATAATATTAAAAATATGAACGAAACAGATAAAGAAAAAAATGAAATGAGAAAGCTGTTAGGTACATTGCCTGAACAGTTACCAAACATAGATCCGAAAGATTTAGATAGATACCCTGTTGATAAATCTTTGTGGTTGCCAAATGAGTTTGGTATTAAGGTTGGACCGTTTCAATTTTACGAAGGAGTGAGAGGAATCACAGCAGAAATGATCGATCACCCTAAAAACCCATATAGACTTTTATTTGAATTCGCAGTATCTACTTGGGGGAGTGAGGAATACGAAACAATGTGGCCAAAGACTAAACCAGAGCATAGATTTATCGTTGTTAAAAATGTTCTAGCAAATAAAGCATTGCCTCTGGGTAATGAAGCACTTCAATTTAGTTTTATTATTCGTAAACCAAGTAGAGCTGCTTTCGATCAACATGCAAGACAAAGAATTGGTGCAACCTTTGCAAGTCAAGGCGTTAGAGATAATTCTAGATTATTAGCTGGATTTAGAATACCAAATGAAATTTGGAAAAACGAAAAGAAAAGAGAAGAAGTTATTTCTTCAGCACTGTGGATTAAAAAAGTATATCATTCATTGGTTAGCGGAAATGACGGCAATTCTTTCCAAGCAGCTAGATCGATGATGACATTAAATTGGACACACAACTATAAATATTCTGTTAACTTTATGGCGCTGAAAGGATATATGGCACAAAGATTAGTTGCTTCAGAACAAGAAGATACAGTCGCAACAGCGATTATGGTTTGGGATCAGATTAATAAAGTATTCCCAATGCTTGCAAACAATCTTAGACCAAAATGTGATTGGGCAAAAAGATGTCTCTGCCACCAAGGTGACGGAGGAGATTTATTTGGCGCTCTATTCAAGGGATGCGGAAGATTCCCAGAGACAGAAGGAAAATATGCTACATTTAATTATGCATGCACGGATTATCCGACATTAGACGAACAGTTAGGAGTACATCTACCAACTCCAACAGAATGGAAAGAATACGATTCTTTAAGTGATTTAGAAGAATCAGATAGATTATTATTTAACGAATAAAAAAATGAATATAATACCATTATCAAATAATGTTCTTATAGAACCTTTGAAAGAAAGCAATAAAACGGAAGTAGGTATATATATACCCGAAAGCACAGAAAAAGAAAAACCACAACAAGGCACTGTTATTGCAGTTGGAAAAGGAAAAGTAAACAACGATGGCACTATAACTGCTTTATCAGTTAAAGAAGGAGACAAAATTATTTTCAATATGTATGGTCCAAATGAAATCAAAATCGATGGCAAAGATTATTTAATTGCCAGTGAAAATGATATTTTAGCAATAATTAATAATGATAAATAAACATGTCAAAAATAATGATCTATGGCGAAGATGCCAGAAATAAATTAAAAGCTGGAGTAGATAAATTAGCTAATGCAGTAATTGTTACGCTTGGACCGAAAGGAAGAAATGTAGCAATACAAGAACAATACGGTTTGCCAACTATATCAAATGACGGTGGTGTTATTTCAGAAAGTATCGAATTAGAAGATAAAGCTGAAAACTTAGGTGCTCAGATAATCAAACAAGTTGCATCGAAAATGAATTTAGTCGTAGGAGGTGGAAGAACAACTGCTACTTTATTATCTCAGGTTCTGATTAGAGAAGGTTTGAAAAATGTTACTGCTGGTGCTGATCCTATGTCAATCAAAAGAGGTATGGAAAAAATTCGTATTGAAATAATATCAAAAATCAAAGAAAAAGCTATACCTCTTTCAACAGAAGCAGAAATGGCTAACGTCGCTTCGATTTCTTCTGAAAATAGAGAACTAGGTAATTTAATTGCAAACGTTATACATGAAATTGGTATCGATGGTGTTATTTCAATAGAAGAAACTAAAAAGAGTGGATACGAAAAAGAAATAGTAAAAGGTATTCAGTATTCACAAGGTTTGATAACACCTTATTTAGTAACAGACGTTCAACGAATGGAAACTATTTTAGAAGAACCATATGTTTTAATCACAGAAAATACAATATCATCTCAACAAGATATTTTACCAATTTTAGAAAAACTGATTATAAGTGGTAAAAAAGAATTATTTATCGTTGCTGATAGTGTCGAAGGTGAAGCTTTAGCTATTCTATTATATAATAAACAAAAAGGTGTAGTTAAACCTATCGTTATTAAGACACCAGGTTACGGTTCAAAAAAGAAAGAAACTCTTGAAGACATCGCGATTTTAACAGGAGGTACTGTTATTTCTAACGAAACTGGAATGAGTTTATCAAACGTTGAACTATCTGATTTTGGAAAAGCTAGAAGAGTAATATCGAATAGATACTTTACTACTATTGTTGATGGTAAAGGCGAAAAGGAAAAAATCGATGAACGAATATCTACATTAAAATTTCAAATCGAAAATGAAGAACAAGAATATGAAAAAAATAATCTTAAAGAAAGATTAGCAAAAATCAAAGGCGGTATTGCTATTATTAAAGTAGGTGCAGCAACAGAAGTTGAACTAAAAGCAAAGAAACAAAAAATAGAAGACGCTGTATCAGAAACTAAAGCAGCAATGGAAGAAGGCTATCTTCCTGGCGGAGGAATTACTCTATTAAGAATACAAACAGAACTTAAAGATTTCTTATCTACTTTAGAAGGAGACGAAAGATTAGGTGCTAAAATAGTTTTAGATATCTTAGATGAACCCGTTAAAAGAATAGCAAAAAACGCAGGAAGAGATGGTGCTGTCATTGTTTCTGCACTGCAAACAGTAGACAATAATATTGGATATGATGCTCTTAACGATAAAACTACTGATATGCTTGAAGCAGGTATACTTGATTCTGCTAAAGTGGTAAGATCATGTGTTGAAGTTGCTTTGTCTTCTGCATCTACTCTTTTAACGACTGAATGCATAATAATCGATAAACCAGAAGAAGTAAAACACGAATGCAATCATAACTAATGATAGTATCTATATCTATTCAATAAAACCTTTTCTAATAGCATTCTAGGGTCTTAAATAACGATAAAATGAACAACATATTAACAGAAAACGGAATAAAACCAATATACGGTTTCGATAACGGGCAAAACATATATTTTATATACAGAAACAAAGAAGACAAGAAAAAAGTATTTACAATAAAAGACTTCGTTTGGTATTTTTGTATAAGCAAAAAAGATCTAGAATACGATGAAGTTAAAAAAGTTCTAGTAAAAGGACAACAAAGAACTAAATGCATTACTAAAATAAAAACGTCTGGTAACTATGTTAAGATATATTGTATAGGAGATAGAAAAATACCGTATGTTAGATTTATGGTTAAAGATCTAGAAAAAGCAGGTGCTCATCTAAAAGAATCAGATCTTTCGATAACGAAAAGATATATGATCGATAACATGATCGATATCGAAGAAAATCTAAAATATCTTTTCTTTGATATCGAAACGAATGATAGTAATCTAGGAATCGAAATTGGAAGAGACGAAATTCTTTCTTGGGCTGCATGTGACAATACTGGTAAAACGTTTTTTAGTATTAATAAAAACATTAAAAGTAAAAAAGCTGAAGCTGAGCTAATAAAAGAATTAGTTAATCTTTTTGTTAAATATGATTTAGTAATTAGTTGGAATGGAAATCAATTCGATATGCCATACATAATGAAAAGAATCGAAGTGCTTGATATTCGTTCAAAAAAAGGAGATCTTCTTTACGAATCTGCTTTTTGGAAAACATTCTTACATATTGATTTAATGCAAAGACTTATCAAATTGTTTGGACCGATGATGACTGTCGTAGGTTTGTCTGGTTTTAGTCTAAACGAAGTATCTAAAGTTTTTCTTGGAGATACAAAAGTAGAACATTCTGAAAAAATCATAGAATTGTTTAATGATAATAAAGAAAAACTTGAAGAATATAACATTCAAGATGTGAATCTTCTTTATCATCTAAACGAAAAATTAAGAACACTACCGTTAATGATAAAAGAATGTGCTTGGACAGGCACTTTTATGGATAGATTTTATATTGGCGAACTTCTTGATAATTATATTTTAAGAGAAGCTGCTCTTCAAAACTTTCATTTGCGATCTAGACCTACTTGGGAAGAATCAGAAATGAACGAAAACATAGTCGTTAGAGGAGGTTATGTTAAAGACCCAGATGTTGGTTTTTATAATAATGTTAGAATTTTTGATTTTAAATGTTTTTCGAAAGGTACTAAAATATATACTGAAAAGGGATATAAAAACATTGAAGACATAACTCTTAAAGATAAAGTTCAAGACGTTGATAATAAGTTTTCTTATTTAGAAACTATATCTAAACAGAAATACAAAGGCGAACTATATAAAATAACAACGTCGAATGGATATACTGCAGAATGTACACCTAATCACAAATGGCCAATATTTGAAAATAACGAATTAATTCTTAAAGAAGCAAAAAATCTAACGACTTCAGATAAATTGCTTTCTCCAGTTAAACTTAATTTTAAAGAAAAAAATACGAATAACATTCTTTATGAATTACTTGGTATATTGTATTTTGAGTCTTCTATTAAAAAAATAAAACATAGAACTAAAGAAAAATATATATCAGATGATTATAGAGTATCATTATCGATTGGAAAACATGAAGTAGAATTTAAAAATAGAATATCTTTTTTATTAAAAAATCTTAATTTATTTGATTACGAATGGTTAGAAGTAAAAAATAGTTTTGTGTTAAAAATAGGAAATCGATTAAAAAACGGAAAAAGAAATACTAAAGAAGTATACGAATGGTTTTTAAAACAAAAAGAAAAACTAAACGAGACTGTCTTTTTAAACAATTCGTATAATATTAGTCATTTTTGTAAAGGCGCTTTCGAAGCAGACGGAACAGTTAATATAGCAAGAAATACAGTTGTTATCAATTCTGGTAGCAAATATAAAATAAATCAGAATAATAGAATCGAATTTTTACATCATCTATTGAAAAGATTAGGCATATATTCTAATTTAGGTATACATAAAACTACACATATATTAGAGATATATAGAATGAACGATATATTTAATTTTAAACAAAGAATTGGTTTTATATCTAAATATAAGAAAACAAAATTAGATAACGCGATCGTTCAAAGAATCAAAACAACAAAAAACAAAACATTAAGATTAAGTAAGTATAAAAAGATTGGAAGAACAGAATACGTTGAAAGAAGAATAACAAAAATCGAAAAAATAAAATATAATAATGTTGTTTATAATCTTGGTTTACGAAATCAAAGACATCCTTTTTATATTGCTAATGATCTTTTATCGAAAAATAGTATGTATCCATCGATAATTGTTAGTTGGAATATAGGTCAAGAATCATTAACTGGGGGTAGTTTATCAAAAATAGCTTCAGAACATTTTGACGCTTGGGTAAACAATAGAAAAATTGACTTAATACCTTATGAAGAATGGTATGAATTTTTAAAAAAAGAAAATAAAGTACTTAATCCAGATAATAAATATGTTCAGTCTGCGAACAATCAATATTTTAAGAGAGATAAAACAAGTGTCATTGCTGGATTAGTTAAAAATCTTCTTACAGAAAGAAAAGCATATAAAAAACAACAGTTAGAATCAAAATATAATTCTATCGAATATAAAAATGCTCAAGCTTCACAAGAAGCTGTAAAAGAAATGGCAAATAGTATCTATGGTATAACAGCTGACAAACAGTCAAGATATTTTGATCCGAGAATAGCTGAAGCAATAACATTAACGGGTCAGTTCTTAAATAGAACGACTATGGCTATTCTTAAAAAGATGGGATATCCATCGATCGCGGGAGATACTGATTCTATATTTACTATTATCGATGATGATGCAAAAACATTAGAAGTAATCGATGAATTGAATAAAAAACTTTCAGAACATCTAATAAAAAAATATAAATTCACAGATTGTATAGTATACACAGAATATGAAAAGAAATTTAGAAAATTCATAATGTTAGATAAGAAAAGATATTCTGGGCATTTGGTTGAAATAGATGGAAAAAAAGTAGATTCTATTCTTTCGAAGGGTACAGAAAACGTTAGAAAAAATACAATCGACTTCACAAAAAATAAAGTAAACGAATGTTTTGATTTACTTTTGAAGAAAGACAAAGATCTTAAGTATATGAAAAAATGGTTAAGAAATCTTAAAGAATACGTATTGACTGAAGATATACCTGGAGATCAATTATCAATAACGATGAAAATTTCTAAACCAATTTCTTCATACAAATCAAAACCTCCCCACGTTAAATTAGCTGAAAAAATGATTGCTGATAAAGAAATATTAGAAACACACGAAGGAAAACACGTATGGGGACAAAAAATAGAATATATAATAGTAGATAATAATGATAAATCAGCAGATGGAAGTGTAGTTCTACTTAGAGACTTCGATGGAAAATGGGATAGAAAATATTATTGGGATGTTCAAATTTACGCACCATTAATGAGAATACTTAAAACAGTATGGCCAGAAGAAAACTGGGAAGAACATAATATTATTTTCTTTGAAAAACAACAAAAGAAAATCGAACAAGCAGAAAAGAAAGAACAAAGAGAAAAAGAAAGATTAGAAAAACAAAAAGAAAGAGAAGCAAAGAAAAAAAGTAAACAGTTAAAATTAAAAATATGATTGATAAATTTATAACAGAACTAAAAAACGCTACCATAATACAAAAGGGAGAATATAAGTATATTCTAAATTCAATAACTGAACAAGATCCACCTCTTGATCCGCTAATGTTAGATGCAATGTGCACAATGTTACTTAGAAAACTTAATTTTAAGAATGCAACGAAAATAGTAACAGCAGAAGCAATGGGGATATCATTGTCTACTATAATCTCTGCTAAAACCGGTATTCCATTAGTTATTGCAACAAGACGAAGTAAAGATCTTAAAACAGAACAATGCGTTAAATTCAAGACTGGTTACATGGATGATATAATGCATTTGAACAAAATGTCAAAGAACGATAGGATTATTATTATCGATGATCTTATCTCTACTGCTGGTACAATAGTAGGTTTAATAAAAGCGATAAATAAAAATGGAGCTAAAGTAGATGACATCGGTGTAGTATTCAATAAACCAGATTATAAAGGAGTTAAACTTTTACAAAAAATGGGTTATGATCCGAAATATTTATTAAACGTAAGAATCAAAAATAATAAAGTATTAGTACAAAAAGTAAAATGAAAAAGAACGTTAAAATTTTAGTTGGCGGATGTTTTAATAGAATTCATCCAGGTCATGTTTATTTTTTCAACGAAGCTAAAAAGTTAGGTGATGAACTAGTAGTTGTTTTATGTAATGATGTTAATAATAATAAAACTTTTAAAACACCAGCTTCTGATAGAGTTGCAATGCTTAAAGAACTAAAAATGATTGATAAAATAATAATAGGAGATGCTAAAGATTTTTCAAAAGTATATCATAAAGAAAAACCAGATTTGATTGTTTTAGGATATGATCAATCTTTGCCTAATATTATTCCTTCAGAAGGTAAAGGCATGATATTAAATATACGAAGAATAAAAAAATATAAAAACTATCATACTTGTATAATATGAACACATTAGAAAAAGCATATAGAGGATTTATAAAAAATCATAGAGTTAAATTTAATTCAGACGCAGAATATATTGCTGCTACTTTAAAAAACGATCCTAGATGCTTTCAACAATTAGAAAAAAGATGGATTAACGCGAATAGTTTTGAAAAAGACTACAATGAACTCACAGAAGTAGCAAAAATATTAAAGTACAAATTCAAAGGTTATTTCGGAGAAGAAACGATTAGAGGTGGAAAAATATTAAAAGGAAAGTATGAAGATATTAAAAAATGCAATCAAAAGGATTAAAAAATAGTTTTTCAGAAGAAACAAGAGAATTATTCACTTGGAATGAAGAATGTTGGGTATGCTCAGAAAACGGATGGGATTGCATACATCATATACTTGGAAGAGTATCAGACAGTCCGTTAAATTGTGCACCAATACATAACTTTAGATGTCACATTGGCAATGGGAAATTAGCAACTTTTGCAATGAAATCTAAACTATTAAAGAAAACATTAAAATATTTATTACAAAAAGGATACGTTCTAACAGAAAAAGATAAAGCGTTTAAAAAGAAGTATTTTAGATATTATTTATAGTATCAAAGTATCAACGATTTTATAGTGTGTCTTTCACATTATTCTTTAGTATTTACATATATAGCAAAGTATGGTATAATATACATATTATGAAAATAAAGGATGTAAAATATTTGTGTAATATAAACGGGAGTATTCATAAAATCAATGAATACAGACAAAAAATGAACGAAATATTTGAAAATGGTTATTCATTAATGTCTTTCTGTATTATCAAAGAAAAATGGTACGCAATATTTATTAAAAATAAACAAACATGATAGAAAAATACATAAAACTAAATAGTGGATTAGTTAAATTAAAACAACAAGATTACATTTCTGTTCAAATGAACACTGATAATGATTTTCATATGACAGAATCAAATCTTTCAGAGAGAGGAACCTTTATCGATGCTTTTCCAACGAACTACGGAAACGATTTACTTATTTTATACAAAGATGACTTTAATAATCTTAAAAGAGTGATTGTTACTTTTGCAAATTATAACATATCTATTTCGAGTCCATATATAATTTATAATTTCTCATAAACATGATAATAAATGAAGGCAAAATACATATAAAAGCTTGGACTGATGATTTAATTCAACCAGAATATGCTGGAGCATTAAAACAAGCAATAAATCTTTCTAACTTACCGTTTGCTTTTCATCATGTTGCAATCATGCCTGATACTCATCAGGGTTTCGGTATGCCGATTGGAGGAGTATTAGCAACAAAAGGCATTATTATACCAAACGCTGTTGGAGTTGATATTGGTTGCGGTGTTTGTGCACTTAAAACATCATTAACAGAAATTGACAAAGATACTCTTAAAAAAATAATGGGAGAAATCAGAAAAACTATACCAGTCGGTTTTGAAAAGCATGAAAAAATGCAAAACGAAAATCTAATGCCAACAACAATACCACACATAAAACTATTCGATGATAATTTACAAATATGTAAACAAGAATATGATAACGCTAGAAAATCGCTTGGTACGTTAGGTGGTGGTAATCATTTTATATCTATAGAAAAAGGTTCAGACGGTTATGTATGGATAATGATTCATTCTGGTAGTAGAAATCTTGGAAAACAAATTGCAGATCATTACAATAAAATTGCAATCGAACTAAACGAAAAATGGCATTCGACAGTTCCTAAAAATTGGGAATTAGCATTTTTACCATTAGAAAGCGAGGAAGGAAAATCTTATTTAAGTGAAATGAATTATTGTGTAGAGTTTGCTTTGGCTAATAGAAAGTTGATGATGGATAGAATTAAAGATGTTTTTGAAAGATATATAACATTATCTTTTGGAAGAGTTTCTTTTGAGCCATTGATAAACATTGCACATAACTACGCGCGATTAGAAAAACATTTTGGTGAAAACGTTTGGGTACATAGAAAAGGAGCAACACTAGCTGATAAAAATACTATTGGAATAATACCAGGTTCACAGGGAACTCATTCGTATATAGTTAGAGGAAAAGGAAATCCAGATAGTTTTATGTCTTGTTCTCACGGAGCTGGTAGAAAAATGAGTAGATCTCAAGCAAAAGAACTTCTTAATCTTGAAGACGAAAAGAAAATATTAGATGATCAGGGTATTGTTCATAATATTAGATCTGAAAAAGATTTAGATGAAGCTTCTGGAGCATACAAATCTATCGTCGATGTAATGAAAAATCAAGAAGACTTGGTCGAAATATTAGTAGAATTGACTCCACTTGGTGTTATAAAGGGATGATGTTGATTAAATACCCAAAGACATTACATCTCCCTTGGTCTCCTAGTGTTTTAGCTGAAGATAAAGCGCTTAAAAACACAAAATGCTTTGATAACAAGAGAATAGTTATCACAGAAAAGATGGACGGTGAAAATTCTACTTTATGTTTCGAAAGACCTTATGCACGTTCATTGGTTTCTGTGAACTATGATTATCGCGATTGGCTTAAAGCATTATGGGCTATGATTAGATATGATATTCGAGAAGATATGAGAATTTGTGGAGAATACATGTACGCAATGCATTCTATACAATACGAGGATTTAGAAAGTTATTTTCTTGTATTTGCTATATACGTTGACGATATTTGTTTATCGTGGGAAGAAACAAAAACAATCTGTAAATCGTTACATTTATCATTAGTACCAGAACTATATGTTGGACCATTTGATATAAGAAATGTTAGACTATTCGATGGTATAATCGAAAAGGGCACTTCAGAAGGATACGTTATTAGAAATGCTGATAGATTCAAAAGCGTCGACTTTAACAGAAACATAGCAAAATATGTAAGAAGAAATCACGTACAAACAGATGAACATTGGTCGAATAAACAAATAATAAAAAATAAAATAAGTATATGTTCAAACCAAAAGAAAAAAGTATCAATGTAGAAAAAATACATTCTTTATATCGATTAACTGATCAAAATAATAATTCTATCTTCGTTGAAGCTTCAAAAGAAAAAGTCTCAATAAGAACGTTTAAGAACGACGACTGTTTTCATTTTATTTTATCGAACAAAAAAAGAGCAAGTGATATAGCAAAATTGATTCTTAAAGCAACAGAATTAGAATAACTATGAGCAACAAAAAAAAGTTAAAAAAAGAACATCGTAAAGAAGTTAGAGAAAAAAGAAAAAAAGATAATAAAAAATAAACGCATGAAATATCCTAGTCTTTTACCTCAGTTCGATCATAGAAGAAAACTTATGCCAGAAGACATAAAGAAAATAAGAATCGAAAAAAAGACAGGCGTTTCAGATACGTATTTAGCTGTAAAATATAAAGTATCAAGTTGTTTAATTCACTATTGGACTAATGAAAAATATAGACAAAAGACGATTGATAAAGCAAAAATGATAAAAAAAGATAAAGAAAAGAAAAAAGAAATAGACAGAAAGTCGAAAAAGCATATACTTAAAGATAATCCATTAATGAGAAAATATATGCGTGAAAAATACGATGAATATAGAAAAAGACGAAACATATGAATAACGAAAAAGAATTTATATCAATTGATAATGGTTTAGCTGGAGCAATAGTTATTCTAAAAGGTATGCATATTATTGAAAAAATAAGAATGCCTATTTTAGAATCTTCGAAAGGAAAAAACGAATATAACATACAAGAAATTATTAAAATACTGTTAAAATACCCAGAAGCTGAAATAGTAATTGAAAAAGCACAAGCTATGCCCAAACTCGGAACAGTACAAGCCTTTAATTTCGGGAAGAACTATGGTATACTTTTAGGTATATTCGCTGCATTAGAAAGAAGATATTATATTGTACATTCTAAAACTTGGCAAACAGAGATGTTCAGAGATATGAATTATAAAGATACAAAACAAGCTAGTGCAATTGCTGCACAAAGATTATTCCCCTCAGAGAACTTTATAGCAACAGAAAGAAGTAAAAAAATACACGATGGGATAACGGATGCTACTCTAATGGGAGTTTTTTCACAAAGACATTTTTAAAAAGGTCGAAACATATTTTTGGTATTTACTTTTTACCAGAATATGGTATAATATGATATAAGGAAATAATAAATAATAAAATATGAAAATCATTAAACTTTCAGATGCTCTTCAGTTCGTAAAAAACACACTAAAAGCTCCTTATCATTTCTATCAGATGACTGATAACAAAATGATAGTTATAACGTTAGAAGATAAATACGGAAAAAGATATACTTTTAGCGGAACTACTATTTTCAATTCAGTCGAAAATGCAGTTGCATACATTGAAACAGAAATAAGTGCTGGTTCACTTAAAGATCCTAGAATACAAAAAGAAAAAACAAAAAAAGAAGCAGAAACTAAAAAAGAATAACATGAAACAGAATAAAATATTTTGCGATATGTGTGGAAAAGAAGCACAAATAGAAAAAGACGGTGGTTTAGCTATATTTGAAAACGTCACTGTTGTTTCATCATTATCGTTTGCAGTAACAATGAATCCAAACACAGAAAAAGGATTGTCAAAAGAATCTTTTGATATATGTGAAAATTGTGCTAAAAAAATTAAAGAATTTATTAATTCAGAAAAAAATAAAAAACATGAACATAAAAAAAGAAGTAAAAATACTTTCTGAAGATTTAGAACTAATGACTAACGTTATTGTTGATAGAGTTTCATTAGAATGGGTTCTTCAAAATACAATAGATCTAACCCAAAAATTTTCAAAGATGTTTAAAAAATCGCCTTACGAATTTGTTGTTAAAATACCTACTGCTAAAGGTTTTGTTTTATTCAGTAATGATCGTAATTTTAGAAACATTAATAGTGGAAGGCATCTAAAATGGACAGTAATTAAAAAAATGGGATGTCCGCATTCAGTAAAAAATAGATACGTTAAATAAATAAAATGAGCAAAGAAACGTTAAAAGCACTAATAAAAGATTTAGAAAAAAAATACGGCGAAGGAGCAGTTTTGAAGATCAATGAAAACACAAAAAGAGACATTGAAACAATACCAACAGGCTCTATCAGTTTAGATGATGCATTAGGGATAGGTGGTTTACCAAGAGGTAGAATCATTGAAATATTCGGTGCTGAATCATCTGGTAAAACAACTCTTTGTTTAAATACCGTTGCTGAAGCTCAAAAAAAGAAACTCGTATGTGCTTATATTGATGCTGAACACTCATTTGATATCGATTATGCAAGAAATATCGGAGTAGATGTTTCTTCTTTATATATTTCTCAACCAGATAGTGGAGAACAAGCACTTGGTATTGTTCAAACATTCGTTGATTCAGGCGAATTCGGTTTGATTGTTGTTGATTCAGTAGCTGCGTTGACACCCCAAGCAGAAATCGACGGTGAAATGGGACAACAGTTCATTGGATTGCAATCAAGATTAATGTCACAAGCATTAAGAAAACTAACTGCGATAGCATCGAAAACAAAAACAACTATTATTTTTGTTAACCAGATCCGTGCGAATATTGGTGTGAAATGGGGTCCAACAACTACAACACCGGGTGGTATGGCATTGAAATTCTACTGTTCAGTTAGAATTGAATTAAAAAGAGCAGCTAAACTAATGAAAGGAGATGATGCAATCGGAAATAGAGTTAAACTTAAAGTAGTTAAAAATAAACTTTCATCGCCATTCAAAGAAACTGAATTTGACATAATGTTCGGTAAAGGCGTTTCTTTAGGAAGTGACGTTGTTAATTTCGGAATAAGACTTGGAGTGTTAACGAAAGAAGGCTCTTCAATTATGTTTAATAAAGAAAAAATAGGTCGAGGCCTCGAAAGTGCCAAAACTTTCTTAGAAGAAAAACCCGAATTATTACAAGAAATTATTAAAACGATAAAAGAAAAAAATGACATTAAATGATATTCAAGATGAAGTCACAAATTTTCTTCAAAGAAACACAAAATTCTTTGAAAGAGTAGATTTCGTTATAGGCATGAGCAGAGGAGGTTTAATTCCAGCAGCAATAATTGCTACTAAATTAAACAAACCATTGATTACTGCATATATCGACAAGCAAGACAACATTTATTTTGATAGAATAGACTGGATAAACGATAAGGTAGTATTAGTCGTTGATGATATAGTTAGATCTGGAAGAACATTGTTTTTGTTAAAAAAATATTTAAACGAAAATTCTAAAGCTAAAGAACTTTTATTTTATACGATATATTCTGTTAGTCATTTAAGAGATAAACAATATAATACTATTATAAGTACAAAGGAAATGAAAGAAGACGTTAAACTACCTTGGGATTATGATAGAACAGAAAATATCATAATAAATAAAATAGAAATTTTATCTTAGATATTTGCAAAGACAGTGTTTAACAATATTATGATATTGTTAAATACTAAACGGAATGAAAAAGAAAAAATGTAGTGTTAATCAAAACGAAAGAAGAAAAGAACTGTTAAAGTTATACAAAATAGAAATACTTTATTTTTATAAAATAGGTCATAGTCTCGGTGAACTATGTAGAGAGTTCTGTATGGATATTCCCACGATATTATACGTATTAAGAAAAGGCGGAATAAAAAAGAAATCTCTTTTTCAAGTTTATTCTAATCAAACAGATAGAAAAGAATCGAATGTGCCTATCGAATTAGTGTTAAAAAAAGATAATTTTTATCTAAAAAAGTTTTTTCCAGATTCAGATTCGTTATTGTTTTCATCAAGTTATTATTGGTTTTGGAAAACAAAATACGAAAAAAACGAAGACAAAAAGAAAAATTGTAAACATAAAATTAGACATATTCGATGTGCGATATGCAATAAAATATTAGCAGATGCTACGAATATACCTCTTCAAAATGAAGTAAGAATTTCAACATTAAAATAATCAATAATTAATACGAAAATGGATAAGACTTTAAAATGTAAAGATTGCGGAAAATATTTTGTTTTTTCTGAAAAAGAACAAGATTTTTTTCAAAAATTATATGATGAAGGAAAGATAAAAGTGTTTGTCGCACCTAAGAGATGTCCAGAATGTAGAAAGATTAAAAAGGAAAAGAAAGCGTTTGAATAATATGTTACTTCCAAAAAATATCGTCTGTATCGATATTGAAACTACAGACGTTAATTCAAACCTAGGCAGCATTATACAACTTTCTGGTATAGTCGTTGATAAAGAATTCAAACCGATGTTTGCTAGAGAGTTCGATTCATACGTATTTCCACTTAACAATCATAGAAATAGGCAAGCAATGAATGTTAATAATATTAATGAAGAAGACTTATTACATGCTCCTTCATTAGAAGAAGTCTTAATAATGTTCGAAAGTTTTTGTGGAGAAGATAAATTATTAGCTTCTTGGGGTGCATATTTCGATATTTCTTTTTTAAAAAAACAATACGAAAAAATAGAAAGAAAATGGCCATTCGGTTTTAAATCATTCGATTTGAAAACAATCGGTATATGGGAATCATCTAAAAAAGACTTAGGTTTAATAAAAGGAGGGCTAAACGAATATCTAGAAATGAATGGAAGTGTTTTCGAAGGCACGAAACATAATTCATTAGATGATATTAAAAATACAGTAAAACTGATTAGATCGTTTTTATAAAAATAAATAACATATATATGACATACAAAGATCAAGAATTTCTAGAATACATAGTCAAATCAATCGTTTCAGAACCAGAAAATGTAGAAATAGATAGAATAGTAGACGGTATGGGAGTTTTATTAACACTTAAAGTTGCTCCAGTAGACGTTGCAAAAATAATCGGAAAAAATGGACAGATAGCAAAAGCGATTCGATTATTATTAAAGACAGTGGGTTACGCATCAAGAGTGAGAGCAAATCTTAAAATCGATGCACCAAGAATAGATAAAATAGAAGAATAAATAAAACAAAAACATGGAAGAAAAATACGAAGCTTACTGTATGAAATGCAAATCAAAAAGAGAAATGAATAATGTAGAAGTAGTTACGATGAAAACGGGAATGAATGCAGCAAAAGGCACTTGTTCAGTATGTGGCGGAAAGATGTTTAAAATACTACCTAAGAAAAAACAAGAGGTATGATAGTAAAATCATTAATAATCGGGGGTGGCGAAATAGGCACTTCTTTGAAAAAAGTCTTAGACAAAAGAAAAAACGTTAATAAAGCAGTCGTCATAGACAAAAAAGATAAAGATTATAAAATAAAGATTAAAGATTTAAAATGTTCTGTTATGCACGTTTGCATACCATATTCAGCAAGTTTTGGTAAGATAGTGTTTGAATATGATCAAAAGTTTGAGCCTGAATTAATAATCATTCATTCAACAGTACCCGTCGGAATGACTTCTATAATAGAAAAAGTAGTTGAATCATACGTTGTTCATTCACCCGTAAGAGGAAATCATCCAGATTTAGAAAAATCTTTACTTACTTTTACGAAATATATTGGTACTACTGACAAACTTGTTTATCTTCGTGCAAAAAAAGAATTATCAAATATGAAGACAGTTTGGTTTAAAAAACCAGAAGAAACAGAACTTGGCAAACTATTATGTACATCGTATTATGGTTTATGCATTGCTTGGCATAGAGAAATGGAAAGATATTGTAAAAAGTATAATGCAGATTTTAATAATGTTGTAACAGACTTTAATAATACTTACAACACTGGTTATAAAAAACTTAGACCAAATGTGTTAAGACCTGTTCTTTCTTCGCCTGGTAAAAAGAAAATTGGTGGTCATTGTGTAATACCTAATGCGACTATTCTTAATAATCAGTTAGAATCGCCATTCTTATCATTGATAAAATAAGGTCGAATAATAAATTTTAAATCAATAAAAAATATGCAATCAGATATTTTAGATGAAACTCTTATCGTCACAAACGAAGAAGAGGAAGAAGAATTAGACGAAGATGAAGAAGAGGAAGACTTAGACATCGACGAGGAAGATGAAGATGATGAAGACGAGGCTGAAGAGGAATAATTCAAAATTAACGAATTTATGATAAAAAGCTCTATTAAAGGGCTTTTTATTTCGTTTCTAGATGCTCTAGAATGCATTCTAAGAAAGATTAATAGATATTATGTGTATATATTCATCTATAAAAAAAAGTGAGGTCTAATAGCCTCATTTTTTGTGTTCATGTTTTTTCATATGTGATAATTACTTCACCATCTTTGTCAACGACTATACGTTGGGAACCACGCGACATAATTATGTCACTTTCTGCAAAATTGTCAATCTTTTCCCATCCGTTTCGAATTAATTCGTCAATCGTCATCTGTGTTTCCTCTTCCAATGATTTGTCTGTAAAGACTTACGTCTTCTACGTTCTTCAATCTTTCCATAGTAGAATGCAATCATTTTATGATTACCTGCCATTTCGTTGATTGCATCTGTGTAGATTTCAGGATGCTGTCTTAGAATCTCATTTTCTTTTTCTCTAATGAGTTCTTCAAGAGCATCATGACAAGGCGTTCTACATACTTCCATTTCTTCACCTGGACCAAAGACAGCTTCTTTGTATCTATGGTGATGAGAAATCTCTACATTGCCTCCATTCCATTCTTTACAAATTTTACAATAAAATCTCACATAATCATCTCCTTGTAAATGAACTACTTCTTCATTGACTTTAATGTCTTGGAAGTTAGATAAAATTTCGATAAAGTTATCTTAAAAGTAGTGTCAAAATCTTGTTTAATTATTTTTTTATCTTTCTCTTCTTTTCTTCGAAAAAGGGAATGTATTTTTTATGACCGCATTCACATGCTTCGTTTATTCTATAGACTTTCCAATTTTTATTGCTCTGTTTTAAATCTATAGAACATTCTTTTCCACAATTTTCGCAAATGATTTTAGATATATTTAACATATTATTCGCCTTGTTTGAATACTCCATCTTCAAGAGGAGTATCTGTTAACCATTCTTCTATGGTGAAACCAAGCTCTCTTATATAATAATTCATATCTTGTATTGTAGATCTATATTGTTCGTTACAGAAATCTTTAATAAGACCCTTCATTGCTTTTGCTTGCATTTCATTTGAAGCTGATGTTTCAGCTAAATTAAATAGTTTAGCTTTCAACTGATTGAATCTAGATGAAATAAGATTCTTGTAAAGATATATGTTTCCAGAACATCTAATAATATCACCAGTATGTGCTTTACGCTCATATTGATATGAACCATTTTCATAATGCTTAACATCTTTAATCTGACCAATTAATTTAGATACTTCTTCTGTTGGGTTTGACATAACGTTTTACTTTTAACTTGACTTGACACTACTTTGAAAATAACTTTTGAAAGAACTTTATTGTTTTCGAAGGGTTTTGTATATGTGTATAATTCCAAACACTGCAAGAACTTGATATAAAGAAACGATTAACGATGTAAAAAATGAACCATTATATAAAATAGGAGAAAAGGCATATCCGACTATTAAACCAGATATGCCTGAATAAAATATAAGTTGTTTTTGACTAACGTTTGTTTTATTTGAATCTCCAATAAATAATAAAAATAACACAGTAAATGGACAAAAAAGAGAAAGAATAGACAAAGCAATCATTAATATCATGTTATTTTTTTTATTATTTTATTTCGCTTCTCCTGCTATAAATTCTTTTACTGCATTTATTAAAGTAGGAGCTCCTAATGCTATAGCGGAATATATTAAGGTACATACTTCTCCGATGTTGCACCAACCTGTAGAAGAACGTAATATAATTATACCTGATGTTGCACCACTTAAAACTAAACTCCACAATAGTTTTTTCCAAGATAGTTTGCCATCCCTAACTTTATATACTATATATACTACGTTTGATGTCACAAAAGTAACGAAAGCAGCTAATTCAATATTTGAAAAATTAAAATTATTAATCCAACCTAATATAAACACTGCTGCAGCTGGCCAAGCAGAAATCCAAAAACTTTTTATGATGTTTAAAATAGATTCTTTATCGAATGAAAATTTTGTTTGCATATTTTTTTGTTTTATATTTTTATTATTTCGACCAAGATAACACTTGTTTGTTTAATTCGTTAATCGTTTTTGGTCCGCACCATCTTCCATTCACATATATTCTTTCTAAAGAACAACCAACATTATATTTTTTACAGAATGTTGCTACTGCTGTTTGAGTGATAGTACCATAATATCCAGTAACATTGACTGTCGATGGAAAAGATCCATCTAATTTCAGTAAAGTCTGAAGAGCAATGACATCTGTACTTTTATCACCTATCTTTATTTTGTTTTTAAAGGTGTATTCGAATTTAGTTTCAGTCGATGTAGATATTGTTTTGTTTTCGACTACATATTTCATTGCCCAAGCTATACCGTAATCATTAGCAAATTTTTTACACCAAGGGTTGTACGTATCAAATATTTTCCAATATTCGTCTGAATATCCGAATAACATAGTACCGTGATTTGTTCTAATACCACATCCAGCTATTACTTCAGCTGTATTCCAAGGAGTGCATGTTGCTGTAGCAAGTTGCAATGGAGATTGTTTCAAATGTTTTTTCAATGTATTCGCGTCTGCTTCACCAAGTAGAATCCATTCGTATTTAATATCGAATCTTTTTACGAATTCTAAACCTTTCGTTTTTAATTCTTCTGGTATTTCAGAATAGTATTTATCCCAGTTTGTTAAATCTTCAGATACACTCCATTCAGATTCAGGTATCACACCCTTATTTCTTATGCAATCAGCAACAGCTGCTAATGAATTACCATTTATAGTAGTGCCTGACATTTTTGCAGTAAATCTATCGCTAAAGTTTAATTTTCCGTTTGCATCGTAATATCCGTTTTCTTTTAACCAATCGAGATTAGAAGTACTAATTTCGTTTTTTTCAGTCATTCTATTCATTATTGTTTCAATGACGTTCAAAGCAGAAAAAGACACGCATGCATAAAAATCAAAATATATGTTTTTCTGTCTTTCTCCCGTTGGTAAATAAAAATCCCATTGACCATCCGTTTGTACTTCAACGTAAGTGATGCCTGTTTCTGCTCCAGCTTTCCAATCTGTCTTTTCTGGTTTTTTAATAATAACGCCTGTATTTTTATTTATATCTATTAAATACATATTTTTATTTTAATTCATTAACTCCACATTTTTTAGCACGTACATTTTTTCTAAGTTTGCCTATAAAACCTGATGGAATATCTAAACCCATATCGTTTAAATTTTCTAATATCGATGCTGCTTCTATACAAGCGAAAAAGAAACAGAAATAAATGAAAGTGCCTAATAAGAATGAAAATAATACTACTCCACCGTGTCCAATACCAATATCTAAGAAATAACCCAAAGTAATAGCTATTGTTAATCTAATTAATTTTTTTAAAGATTTTTCCCACATTATCGAAGTTTTAAAGTCTCCACAATAACCTGCTTTAATAACTCCAGTGAATAAATCTAATATAGCAATAATTATTAATGTAAATAACGCTGCTGTCATATCATCTGTCCATATAAAATATCCACTTGGTATTAGAGACAGTAGCATTGATTGTATTATTGTTGATTTTTGCATTTTTTTAGGCATTCCTGACATATGTTTTACTAGATGTCAACAAGATCTGTTTATTAATATAATTATATCATTTAAAAAAGACGTAGTAAACTTTACTTTTTATCAATCGTTTTCTCAATTTTTTCTAATCTTGCATCTAATTCTTTAAACGCTCCTATCATTATAGAGAAAATAGATGTCATTTCAATTCCATCTTCAGCATTTATCTTTGTTTTCTTTTTTGTTTTTTCATCTACCTCTTCAAGATATGGTTGATCATTTTTATCTCTTTTATGCAATTTGCCTTTGTGATCAGCAGCTGGTTTATAACTTACTTTAGGAAAAGTTTTATAGTCAAGCATTGGTTTTCCATATATAGTCATTTTTGTTGGATGTTTTTTAATAGATTTAATCGCTTCAAGATCAGAAACGACAGTACCGTCTTGTAATTCTACTCCTTCATCAAACCAACCTAAACAACCTCTATCTGTAAGAGTCTTGTACGATATGTCTCCCCAATATCTTGTAGCTCCTCCTAGATTATAACTTCCAGCATCCCATGGGTCAACATGAGAATTTCCAATTTGTATTCTTCCCGTTTGATTAAAATAAATCGAACCATTCGCACCACCCACATATGGGCAATATACATTCGAAGTAGACGATATTTGTCCCGTCGTACTAATAGTGCCAAAGGATTGTATATTGCCTTCGTTATATATATGAGAACTTACATATAATATTCCAGTCACTCCTACAGCTGGTACTTGAGTAGAAGGATATTCTATAAATGTTGCACCATATATAGATCCACTAAAATCACCACTATCATTATAAAAATTCATCGCAGAAGTAGATATGCTTAAGCGTAAATATGATGAATCGTACGCACGAAAGTAATTTGTACTATCTAATTGTATTCTTGCACCACTTGCAGCTGTTCTTATTGTTCTTCCAGTTAACGTTCCAGCTGAAATATAATCAGCGTTTATAGACGAACCCGAATCTGTAGTTAATGCACCACTTATAGTTACAGAAATTGCTGTTAAAGCACCAGCCATAGATACTCTAAATGGAGCAGATGCATATGTAGCATTACCAAGATAAATACCATTCGAATCTGCTTTGAATATACTATTACTTGAACCTATTGCTATAGTACCACCTGTTATTGCAGAACTTGTTAAAGTGCCGCCTATAAGAGTAAACGAAGGTGATGCTCCACCTTGTAACTGAAATCCATTCGCTGTACCATTCCAACCATAACTTTGTATAGTGCCATAAGCAGATGCGCTTCCTAATGTTAATGTACTTAATACAGATAAATTCGTAATAATACCAGTACCTGCTGTTAATTTATCAACTGTTAAGCTTATGATTTTTGAATTTGTTATCGATGAATCTGCTATTTGTGAAGTGCCATTTACACTTGTATTTTGAGTGCTTATAGTTGTTGAATAACTAGCTTGTGAATCTGTATATGTGCTTGCTTGTGCAGTACTGAAAACAATACTTGTTTGTGTAGCAATTGCTGCTTCATCTGTCGAATAATTAAATGACATTTTTCGAATAGTATAAGTATTTGTTGTATCTGCAATAGTCCATATGTCTTCTATAGTTAAAACAGTAGCTGTATTTGATCTAATAATCTTTGTTTGTCCTCCAATCGTTACGATATAACCCTGATATTGATCTACTGTCCAAGATGCTGATGAATCATACAATGCATCACCCCCTTGTTTAACGTAACCAGTGCCTGAAGTAGTTGCAGAAGCAGCCGTACTTAAAGTTTCTTCATCTAAATATATATAATACTGTGTTCCTGCTGTCATTATCCCTGTTGAACCAGAATCAATCACTCTTTTTCCCGATGTACTTGTTGATGACGTTGGAAAATAAACAGTACCGGTAGACCAATCGACTTGTCTATATGCATCTGTTCCAACAGTAGCAAAAAAAGTAATGTCTGTCGTCCAAGTTCTATCAGCAGGTCCAAGTTGAGCAGCTGTAAGATTCTGAAGTATATAACCAAACCAAGTCATTTCTTTTTCTAATCTCTGTCTTTCGTTTTCGATTATATCTTGAAAATCATCAGTGGGTTCTGAAATTTCTAAAACTACAGAATCAACGTTATATTTGACTGTATTTATTATTAATGTTAAATCAGTACCAACGCAAAATGGATTGTTTTTTAAATTAAATATTTGACAGGTTTGACCTGGCTCAATAGATGCTAAATCATAATCTCCATTAAGAGTGACTGATATTTTTACTTTAGGGTCTTTTTTATCATATACTCTTGAACCTGCTAGAAGACTAGCTGCAGTTACGTTAGTTATAGTATCATCAGAAATATAGTCTGATATAACATCATATGAAGTCTGACTAAAAGTATTATCGATTGTGAATTTTAAATAATCAGGGTCTGTCGTACCTTTTTGATTCCAAAAATAAACTCTATTAACGACGCCTTCAATTGTTTTGATACCAGATATTGCAGAAATATGTTTACCAATCACAAATTTATGTTCTGGTGTAGAAGATATATTTTTGACTACTAAACTTCCATCTGTTTTTATTCTCCAATAGAACCAATACCCTGCTGCTTTATTTTTTGGAAAGTATGTAGCTATATCTTTTAAAGCATCAAGATGTTTCATGTTAAAAAATCTATTTGAAAAAGAGTATGGTGTGCCTGAGTTATCAGTCGTTTGAGTTAAACCAGATGCTGCAGATATCATCGAATTTGTTTCAAGTAATCTATAATGTGTAATCACATCTGTCATCATTTCATCTGCTCTCAACGAGGTAAGTTCTTTTCCAAGATCTGATGCTGCAGCTGAAGTGCCAAGTCTATAAAAATCATTTGATAATTTAGATACAGCAGAAAGACACGTTACTTTAACTCTTTCTTCTTTTCCATTTAATATTGGCTCATACGTAATGATATAACCATATGCTACTAAAATACTATTTGGATTATAATCGTCTTTCACGTAAACTTTAACTCTGTTATTAAAAGCAATAGAATTATTTTCGTCAAAGTCATCTATTTTTTTACTTATTTCAAACGAAAATTCACTATCTCCGCCATTGATAGATTTTTCGATCGATAGATCAGATATGACTATATCGTTTAATGTTTTTATAAAAGTATCATCTTCTGAATATACTTTCCATATTAATTCTCTTGTAAACATAATATTATATTACTTTTGTATTTTTCACTCTCTAATAGCATTCTATGACATCTAGATAAAGGCAGATTATAGATATTTGGGATAATATGTAATCGTTTCTGTTAGATTTAACGTACCAGCACAGTCGATATACAATAGATACGCATTCGAACCAGCGCCAACATATGGAAAAACTCCACTATAATCTATTTCTGTAGCAGTGCCCCCATCATGAGAAACTTTAACAGTCATGTTTTCTATATCAATTTCTAAATAATCCCCACTCGCATCTAAAGCAAGAGAAGGTATAGTTATAATAGAAGAATAAGCAGCGTATAACGATAACATAGCTATTTGTGTAATCGGGCTAGTCGGTGCTCCATTACATACCCATTTAAATATAGGCGTGTTAGGAGCAGATCCATTTATAGTATACGTGCTTGATATTGGTGTTGTTACAGTTCTTGTTAAAACAGTAGATGTAGTCGTTTGTCCAAAAGGTTGACACGTAAAAGTTATCGAATATGGCAAATCAGTAATGTTATAATGTTCTTCTGGTATATCAATAGAAGCAACTGTGGCGATATATCTAATAGTTATTCCCCCGTCATCAATATCTAAATATCCATTTTGAACACCAAGAAGAAGTTTCATACTGTCTAAACTTATTTTAAGATTTGCTTCTGTATCTCTTGAAAGAACGCCTTTAACAGTAATCGTTTTTTCTGAATAATATGAATCAATTAAACGAAAACCATCTCTTCTTGAATGAGGTTCAATATCGATTGTGCGTGATGGCAAATTTCGATATATAATATCTTTTGTTAAAAAGTATGAATTTTGTAAACTTTGCCCGTTAAAAGTAATGTTTTTTGCTGCCATATTATTTAAACTTTTTAAACATTTGTTCTCTTGATAATACGTCCTTTACTGCATTTGCTATTTTCGTAATGTCTTCGTCACTTCTAACAGTGGGATTCATTATATTGATATTCATCGGTGATACACCAGCAGGAAGAACTGTTTCACCACCATGCGCAAGTATAGGCACCGCTTGATTTGTTGCACCAGGTATGATACCACCTTCTTTAAAACCAAGAAGATTACTAAAAAAATCTCTTACGGGATCACTACCACCATAAGTAGTTTCAAATTTTGCAGAATCAGATTTCCATTTGTCTGAGATCAATGTGGTAACATTAGCTAACACTGTAAGAATTAAATTTCTTGCGTTAGTACCTAGTTGTGATGATGCTGTACTATTTTCATCAACTTGTTTTTTCATATTATTTAATGAATCGACTATTTTCTGACTAGTTGATGTTGCAGAATCACCAGTTGTTACAATTTGATCGTTGAGTTGATCATATTTTAAAATAATATTATCAAGTTCAGTCGTTTCTGTTGATGAGGTATTCAATATTTCTTCTCTTTCTTCTTGATATTGTGCTATTCTTTCGTTAAAAGCTCTTGTTCTTTTATCGATTTCATCGAGAATAGGCCAAGTTCTAGCTTTTGCTACTAATACAGCATGATCGTTTTCTAATTTTAATTCTTCATCTAAATCAGTTTGGAGTTTAGTAATTTTTTCACTTCTTTTTTTCTCTTCATCAGCTAAACCTTTTGTCATCGTAGCAGTTTTTTCTGCTGTCGAAATAGCATAATCTTCGTTTTCTCTTTTTAAACTTAATTCTAAATCTCTAATTTTTGTTTGATCAGCCCAAATACCTTTTGAAACTTCATCGTTTAAGTCTCTTTGTATGTCTTCTGTTTTTCTCGAATGATTAAGATTGATATCATCCATCGCTGATTTAAAATCAGATTTGATTTTATCAGTTGCTTCAGTATATTCGTCTTTTAAATCGTTTATCTGATCTTTAAGATCTTTAATTGTTTTATCGTGTTCGTCAACCCATTCTTTCATTCCTTCAACGAAGTCTCTTGTAGTCATGTTCATATTATCTTGAAGAGATTTCAATTGTTTTTCTATTTTCTTTTGTGCTTCTGTAACTTCATCTCCTGCTTCTTCGATTGGACTTAGAACTTGTGCTATTTTATCAGCTAAACTAGCCATAGAATTAGTCCATTTATCCCATTGCCCAGTTGCTTTCATCACTAAATATATTAATCCACCGATTGCTGCTGCTATTAAAACAAATTTACCGATTACTAAAAGACTTGTCGTTGCCATAGTCGCTAAAGCAGATGTAGTTAACTTTATACCCGTTGTAATCATTGGAGTGATAGCACCAACAGCTGCAAAAGCTGCAACTAAAGTTAAGACTGCTGTTGCTCCAGTAATAGCACCACCTGTTAGAACTGGTTGAGCAGTAGCAAATTTTGTTAAAGATGAAGTTGCTGTATTTAATATTTCAGCTAAAGTACCAATAGTAGGAGCAATTGATTCACCTAATACTATTTGAAGATTTTTTGTGTTAGCTGTTAATCTCGAAAGAGTTCCGCTAAAGGTTTGTGAAGCAACGTCTACTACTTTTTCATTTCCTGCTGTTTGTTTGAATACTTGATTAATTAACGCAAACTGTTTTTCTGCAATTGTCAAATCTTTACTTGTCTTATTTATCGTAGCAGCATATGCTGACCAAACTTGTTGAGCAGCATTTTCAACACCGATTGAGTCAATTAAAGTTTCTCTATTTACTCTAAGACCAACTGTAAATTTAGTAAGAGCACTACCAACAGTATCTGTTAAGTTTTGCTTATATAATATAGTAGTACCAAGAGCTTGTTTTAATAATTGTTCTGTTTTGTCAATACCTAACCCTGTCATCATTACGTTTGACACCATAGTAGAAGCTTCAGCAAGAGTGATAAAACCACTACTAGCAAGATTAACTGCTGCTTGTTTAGCTTTTTCTTGACTTTGACTATATTTGATAGAAGTAGCAGTCAATTTTAAAATCGAATCCTCAGATTCTCTTGCAGCTGAAACAAAACCTGACACCATTTGAATAGATCCAGCTGATATAATACCAACAACTAAAGATAAGTATCTTAAACGACTACCAAGAGAACCAAGTTCGCTTGATGCTTGTTTTACAGAAGCAGTGGTGTCATTCATCGATTTCTTAGCTTTCTTTCCTAGTGTTTCTGCTGCTGCACCAGTTTTTGTTAAACCCGATGAAGCATTATCGACATATTTTGTTTCGATTAAAATTTGTTTTGCCATTTCTGTTATTTTTTTGCAGAATCACGTTGATACTGTTCTTCAATATTCATGATATTACTCAATATTTCGAAAGAATATATCGGAAGAGACTGAACATCGTCGTAATTCATTCCAAGATTAGTCCAAAATTTCTTTAGTAAATAATATACTCCAAGATCTTCTGATCTAATTTTTTTTGAACTAAACGATATTACAACTTTTTTTAACTCTTCTTTTGTTCTTTTTCTAAAAAACTTAGTGATTCTGATGCTGTATTCATTAATACAGTAAAATCAGAAGTTGGAAGTTTTTCAATATTTTCTTTGTTTATTTCTAAAGGCTCTTCTTTTTCATTAACAAAAGACCACGATTTGATAAGGCATCTTAAAACTTCAATACCTCTTTCGTAGTCTGATGAAAAATTTGAAAGTTTGCCTACATCTGAAGTTAATAATTGATCGAAAATAACAATTTCTACTTCTGGATAAGAAGGTAAACTCATTGTTCTTGTTTTTCTAACGTCAAATAGTTTTACTTGCATTTTGCTTTTTAGTCGAAAAAGCTGAGTGGACATTTAATTCAGTAAACACTGAACCGATTTTCGTGGGTTTTTAATACACGAACCATCGCCTGTCTCGACTGTTTTAGTATACGTGTGTCTTATTAGTTATCTTAACTTGTATTGTTTTTGTTTCTGTCGGATCATAAGTTGCTATGAAAGAAGGATTTTCTGTAAGGAAACCCGATACTGCTGTATCGACTGATCTTTCTTTTAGATAAAAGTTAGGAATTCTAATTTCTATTTCTTCAAATTCTGCAGATCCGATTGCTTTACCAGTAAACGTAACAATCATTGCTCTTACTGGATCAGTTCCACCTGCTCCTGAAAGCATAGTTTCATAATGTACTCTATCTGCTGTCGATTCAAAGAATAACACATAATCTCCATCAACTTCGAATTCACCCACTGATATTTGTGCAGCATCATTTGATCCACTTAAAAACTGAGCTTCTGCGTTGTTATTAATTTTTAAAGTGAAGCTACTAAGAGGTATTGCTGTTGCAGATACTGCTGCAGCCAACGCTGCTGTTCCTGTAGCACCACTACCAAATTTAACTGTATAATCCTTAAATGCTAATATTCTTTCTTCTGTTATTGCTGATGTTGCTGTTCCAGTCGCTGGAAATTTAGAAAGAACATTTGCTGAAATCGAAGCCAAACCGTCAGAAACGTTTAATTCTAAGGTATTGATAACAGAATAAGCATACTTTCTAGTATCTTGTGAATCGTTATATATAACTGTTAATGTTTTTGGAGGATTGCTTGATTTTCTTGTGATAGTATGTGTCCATACTGCTGTTTCACCCGAAGCTGTTACTGTTGTTTTCGAACCTAATGCTGCATATAACAAATATGCTGAATTTTCTGCATCTGCGTAGATTTCGATATCTCCTTCTCCGTGTTTTTGACCAACGATAGCTCCCCAGTTTTTATCTCTAACTCCTTTTGCTGCTTCATCTGCAATTGGTGTTTGAACACCTTTAATTGTACATGTTACAAAAGGTAGATATTTAACTGCAGCTACTGCTGTACCCGGTGTTCCTTCTACACCAATTCCTACATATGGTTCACGACCTAATTTGATTCCACTCATATTTATTTTACTTTATTTTCTTCTAATTTTCGTTC